CTTCAGGTCGGCCAGCAGCTGCTCGCGCTCCTTCATCTCCGCGTACTGCGCGGGCGTGACCAGGGTCCGCGCCCAGCCGATGTTCTGCTTGGCCGCGCCGGTGACACGGTCGAACTTGGTGTCGTCCTCGTAGGCGGCGCCCTTCCTGGTGACGTACACGTACACGAGACCGATCCGGGAGACGACGACCTCCTCGGCACTCGCGTTGCGGTCCTCCGACACGAGGACGAGCGGCTCGCCCTTCTGCAGAGCAGGCAGAGCCATGTCACACCTCCATGACGAGGATGCCGTCGCCGGTCTCGCCGGACGGCCGGGTGCGGAACCCGGCCCGGTCCAGGGCAAAGACGGCGGTGGCGCGGAGCCCGGCGCGCTCGTACTGGCGGGCCGAGTCGGGGATGCCGTCGCGGCCGACGATGGAGACGACTGCCAGACCGATGCGGTCGGGGCGCTCCTCGGGGTCGGCGGTCTCGGTGATGAGGTACCCGGGCGCCCGGACGTGGGCAGGGCCGCCGGGCTCGTCCTCGTGGATGTCCACGGCGGGGACGTGGGCCTCGTCGAGGACGCGGGTGATGCGGTCACGAAGGTGCACGGCCATGATCAGACCTCCTTGGAAGACGGGCGGGCGGTGAAGCGCAGGACGAAGGCGATCGCGCCGACGGCGAAGAGGGAGGCACCGGTGTTCTTCTGGTTCTCGCCCTTCTCCTTGAGGATCTTGGCGTCGTCGTAGTCCTTCTTCTCGGTGCTCTCGTAGTTGAGCACCTCGCCCCACACGGCGGAGGAGTGGATGTCCATCCGGTTGTCGCCGGTGACGGAGTTCTCGTCGCCGACGAGCCAGAAGGTGCCGCCCGCGATGATGAGGGCGAGGCCGCCGAGCGTGAAGAAGAGTCTGCGCTGGCTGGTGGGCATGGTGGTGTTCTCCTAGGCGGGAAGGAACGGCCGCGCCCCATTGTGTCGGGCGCGGCCGTCGGGGCGGTGCGGGATCGGACTACTCGCAGGCGACGCCGTCGCCGTCGCGGTCGAGGTGGGAGTCGTAGCCGGGGTCACCGGAGTACAGCGGGGCGGCTCCGGCGGCGCGGGCCTCGGAGCAGTTGCTGTAGTAGGTGCTGTCGCCCCCGCTCGTGCCGCCGCTGCTGTCGTCGTAGCTGTAGCCGCTGTCGGCGGTCTCGGTCTCGGTGACGGTGACGGTCGGCGCGGGCTTCGGCTTGGCGGTCTTGGTGACCGTGACCTTCGGCGCCGGGGTCTCGGTGACGGTCGTGGTCACCGTGGCGGTCGCGGTGACGTGGACGGCGGGCTTGGCGGCCACCGGCTCCGTCTTGTCGCCGGAGCTGCCGATGGCCGAGCCGATGCCGAGGAGCAGGAAGGCTCCGGCCCACACGCGCTTGCGCTTGTACAGCGGGCGGGCGTCGGCGGGACGCGGGGCGGGCGGGGTGGTGTACGGGCTGGTCATGATCCCCCCTGGGATGCGTTGTGGTGGTGGACGGTGGTTCAGCAGGACTCTTCGAGCTTCACCGAGTAGAGCGTGACGGTGATCTCCGTGGAGTGGCTGCCGGGGGCGGGCTCCTGCTTGCAGACCTTCCAGTTGCGGTCCCACAGCAGCATCCGCTCGGCGCCGGAGGCGTCCTTCTCGCGCAGGTTGAAGAACCCGGCGGCCTGGGCGGCGTCCTGGGCGGCCTGGTGGTTCATGCCGACCAGGTCCGGCAGGTCGCCGTTGTCGGCGGGCGGCGCAGCTGCCTCGGCCGACTTGGACGCCTTCTCGATGGCGTTCTTGAGGTCGTCCTGGCCCTTCTTGTTGTCCTTCTGCAGCTGCTTGAGGGCGTCGTCGGCCGACGTGGCCGACGGGGTCGCGGTGACCGTCTTCGTCGGCGCCGGAGCCGGAGCGCTGGCGGTGTCCTTGGCCTTGTCGTTGCCGCCCGCGATGGAGCCGATGACGAACAGGCCGACGAAGGCACCGGCCCAGGTGCGCTTCATCTTGTACCAGGGGCGCGAGGTCTTGGCGGGCTGCTGCGGAATGTTCGGGTCGTACATGATCCCCCCTAGGGATACGTGAGTTGACAGTGTGGTGGGTGGTCTACGGGGCCAGCCACGAAGTGGCGGAACGGCTGGCGTTGTCCATCACCTTGTGCTGCACCCGGCGGGCGTCCTCGCGGGCCCGCTCCAGAGCGGCGGCCGTGTCGAGGCCGCTCGGGGAGCAGCTCGGGGTGGTGGTGATGGAGACGACATGAGGCTGCATCGGGACCGGCTGGGCGCCGGTGTCCTGGAACTCTGCCGCGCAGATGATCGTGCCGAACACGGCGACCAGGACGGCGGCGTACTTGACGGTGTCACGGCGGCGCATCAGGTCTCCCTCAGAACGGGGGCGGGCAGTGCTCGCGGACGGGCCTGTGGTCGACGTCGCACCAGGGCTCGTGACCGGCGCGGCCGGTCGGCATGACCTTCAACGGCTCCGGCTCGCTGACCGGCACGGGCAGGTCCTTGGTGAGACGGACGGTGGGCTCCTCCCACCGCTCGTCCATGTAGGGGTCGTAGGCGTCGCTGCCCCAGTCCGGCTCGACCGGCCCCGCGTACAGCGGCAGCTGACCGGTGCGCTCCAGGAAGGCGAACTCGCTGGAGAAGCACTCCGGCACGCCCAGCTCGACGGCCTCTTCGATGGTGATCGGCTGCATCACTGGGACTCCCTGGCGATCGTCAGGTGGAGGTGCTCGGCGAGGGCTCCGGCGGCGACGTGCGCGGTGCTCCAGGTGCGGCCGGTCCAGGCCCGCTCGCAGCTCTCGGCGTAGTCGGCCAGGGGCTGCAGGAGATCCACGGGCCAGGCGACGCGCACGCAGTTCCCGGCCGCCGGGCGGCACTCGGAGGCGACGCCGAGCCGGGCGTTCAGCTCCTCCGGCGCGTCGGGCTCGTCCGAGAGGGCACTGGCGTCCAGGAACGCGCGGGGGATGAGGAGTTCGGTGATGCAGGGCCGGTTGGCGGCGACCCATTCTCTGCGGCCGTCGTCGCTCACCGCTCGGCCCTCGGGGTCACCCAGGCGCGGCCGACGATGGCGAGAACGGCGGCGGCGACCGCGTACAGGCCGGTGACGTTGGAGCACAGGGCCTGGCCCTGCGGGGTGGAGCCGTAGTGGTAGTGCAGCCACAGCCAGAGGGCGGGCGTGAGGGCGGACGGTGCTATCGGCGCGAACGCCAGGATGGGACGCATGGCGGGGTGTTCTCCTCGTGGCGGGTCGAGGGGGGTGGTGGTGGTTGGTTGCGGGTACCCAGCTGGCGGGCGAGAGCACCTGGCAACGGCTCCACTCTAATGCATCAACAGTTGCGCGTCTACTGCTGCAGCTCCTTTTCCATGTACACGCCGAAGGCCTCGGTGGCGGCGGAGCGCGTCGGGTAGTCGTCGTAGGGAACGTAGCCGTTCGGCGCCGCGAACCGCCAGAGGTCCTCCCCGATCCGGAAGGTGACGCCCTCGCACGTGTAGCGGCCAGCCCAGCCGACCAGCTCGAAGTCGACGGCCTCGGGGAACGAGGCGAGGACCAGCTTCTGCAGGAGCTGTGGCGGGATCGGGTCGCCGTCGATGTGCTCACTGGCGGTGAGGATGACGTTCGTCCGGACGCGCGCCAGCGTCCTTACGTACACGGGCGCGGCGTTGCCGGAGGAGGTCACCAGCTTGGCGGCCAGGTACTCCGCGCGCGGGTGCCCGCTCTTGAGGAGGATCTCCATCAGATCCTCGGCCTCCGCATGGCTGAACGTCGGCTTGGTGCTCTTGATCGCGGCGATGATCTTCGGCTTGCTCACGACGTCTCCTGGAGCAGCTGGGTGATGAGGTGGACGGTCCGCAGACGGCCGAAGGTGTACTGGCAGCGCCCGCACCCCTGCAGGTGCTCGGCCTCCCGCTGGCGCGCCCGGGTCAGGCAGGAGACCTCGCCGGGGCGCGGGCGGCAGACGAAGAACTGCACGCCCGGCCGGTACAGGCCCCGGGGGATCGGGTGCTTCATGTCCTCGGTGACCTCCTCCAGCGGCGCCTCGCAGCCGTCGCAGGTGACCACCTCACCGGACCGGGTGGTGACGGGCATGATCAGTCCTCTCCGATACGGCCGAACATGCCGTTCATGGCGTCGGCCTGGCAGGTGTCGTAGCCGAAGCTGTACGCCTTCGTCAGGCAGGCGCGCACGTCGCTCTCGCGGTGCGGGTCCAGGCCCAGCTTCTCCAGGGTCACGGCCACCAGTTTCTCGAAGTCCTTGGTGGCGTCCAGGGTCGGGTCCTGGCTCATGGGTCAGAACTCCTTGACGGTCAGGTCCAGGCGGTAGCGGTCGGCGAGCTGCAGCAGCTCGCCGTGGCCGGGGTGGACGAGGATGCGGGCCGGGCGCTCCTGCTGGGCCATGGTGGCGGCCTGGGCCGGGTTGGGGCGCTCGTCGAACTCCCACACGGCGTAGAGGTTGCCCGGGTGCATGCCGCCGACGATGCGGTCGACCGCGTCCGTGATGCGGACGGAGATCTTGCCGTCGTCGGTGTGGGCGGTCAGCTCGCCGTCCTTGACGGTGACGGGGGCGACGAAGTGGAAGGCGGCGGGCGTGGTGGTCATGGGTCAGTTCTCCTTGATGTAGTGGTGGAGGGCGTCGGCGGCGTCCGCGCGGCGCATGTAGGGGCCGCCGACGTGGCCGTCCGGCGCGGCGAAGTACGAGCTGCGGCCGACGAGGAACGTGATGCCCTTCCCGGCGCCGTAGCCGAAGGCGTCCGCGCTGGGGTACGCCTTCATGACCATCTTCTGCAGGTCACCGATCGGGTGCGGGCCGCTCTCCATCGGCGACACCCAGTCCGGGAACTCCCGCTTCATCAGCTGCTGGCCGGTCTCCCAGCCCCACAGCTTGATGAACTGCGGGTACATGGGCTGGTCGAGGCGGAAGCCCTTTCCGGGGCACGGCACGCCGTTGCCGGAGTCGTGAGCGCGCAGGGCGCCGGTCTTCGTCACGGTGACGGGGTAGCTCCGGCAGCCGGGGCAGGTAACGGAGTTGGGCATGGTCAGTTCTCCTCGGCGGGCTCGGCCTTGGTGTCGCCCTCGGCGCAGGGGGCGTTGGTGGTGGCGACGTGCCACCAGAAGCCGCCGTCCTCGTCCTGGCGTGCCCGCAGGATGCGTCCGGAGCAGTGCGCGCAGTGCCGGACAGGCTGCGAGTCGATGTACGCGGCCACCCCGGCCTCCAGGATGGCGCGCAGGACGGCCACGTTCTCGTCGCCCCAGGTGTGGATGGCCACGTTCGTGTCGCGCTCCGCGATCGACAACTCTGGGTTGCGTCGGTCGGCGTCTTCGAGGTAGGCGTTGGTGCTCACGGCGGCGAAGCGGCCCTTGGGCTCGCGGATCTCCGTGCTGAGCAGGCGGAGCGTGCGCAGGGACCGCTGCAGGCCGGGGAACCGGAGGGTGATCTCCTTGCGCTGGGCCTTCTTCTCGGCCTGGGCCGCCTCGCGGTCGGCGGTCTCCTTGGCCTTCTTCTCGTCGGAGAGCTGCTGGATGTACTCGCGGATCTGCTCGGGGTCGGCCACGTACGTGGTGTTGCCGGGGCCGTAGGAGCTGGGGCGCGCCTTTTTGTCGTCGGTGGTGATCACGTGGCGGACGGAGTCGGCCATGTAGGGCCCGGTCCGCTCGGCAGCGATGAAGAACGGGCCGACCCCGGCGGTGTTCGCGCCGGGCAGCTCGATGACGAAATTCCGCGACCAGGGCTTGAATTCGAGGATGCCGCCCGCTTCGACGGCGGCGCGCAGCCGGTTGCGGGCGGTGCCGATGCTGACGTCGGCGGCCGAGGCGACCTTCTTGGAGGCCTCGGTCATGGTCAGCAGGCCGGGGGCGGCGTCGCGGATCGCCTCCAGGGCGATCGTGGTGGCCTCGTCGACCTTGGGGAGTCCCATGGTGTCTGTTCTCCTGACAGCGGGGGATGGTGGTGGGAGCGTAGGGGCCGGGTCTGACACCGGCCCCGCCCAACGGCCCCACTCTATCGAAACACTTGTTGCGTGTCTAGCTGGCTCAGTCACCGGTGTCGGTGTAGTGCTGCCAGCCGCAGTGCGGGCAGTTGGCGTTCCAGCCGCAGCCGGTGTCCTTGAAGGTGACGCCGGGGCGCAGGCACTCGGGGCAGGCGGTGCGGGCGGGCTTGGAGCTGGGGCCGAACGGGCCGTCGTGGTCAGGGCTGCCGTCGGCGTGGCGCAGCGACGGGAACCGGCCGTCGCCGGAGAACAGCTCGTTCTCGAACGGGTCCGGGTCCGGCGTGCGGTTGGTCCAGCGGAACGTGGCGCGGGCGAGCTGCTTGCTGCAGTCGGGGCAGTCGCCCACGTCCGGCTGCAGCACCGAGACCTGCTCCTCACCGGCGCGCGTCCACAGGGCGGAGGGGGTGATGCGGACGGCGGCGCGCTCGGCGCGGGCCACAAGGACGGCGGCGGCGTGCTCGCGGGTGTAGCGGGGGCGCTCCGGCATCGCGCCGGTGGGATCGGCCCAGTAGAAGTACCGCAGCTGCCCGTGGGCGGGCACGGCGAACGTCAGGCCGATGAACTTGCCCTCGTGCTCGTGGGTTTGGGTCTGGGTGGCCCTGGGGTGCTTCTCGGCGATGATGCGCCGCAGGTCGATGGCCTCGGTCTCGTGCGGGGTCTCGGTGTCGGGCATGTGGCGGTCCTGCCTCTCGGATGACAACGACCCCACCCTAGGGCACCAGTTGATGCCATTGGGTGGGGTCGAGAGAATTCGTCAGGGGTCAGTTCCCCTTGGGCTCGGTCAGGTCGGTGCGTACGCGGTCGATCTTGCGGATGGCGCGGCGGGCGTCCGAGCCGGGGTCGAGGACCTCACGCATGCCGTGGGCGGCGGCCTCGGCGCCGGAGGCGAACAGCGGCACGGGCGAGACGTAGTCGAGGATCGCCTCGGCCGTCTCCGGCGTGATCTCCCCGGAGACGGCCGCGATGCGCAGCCCGAGGCTCTCACCCATGTCGTGGCATCCGGCCCAGCCCGCGCAGACCCGGGCGCGCTCGTCGTCGCGGTCGTGCTGGTGGCACAGGAACAGCGCGCCGGGCTGGGCGTAGGTCGGGCCGTCGAAGGCGGGGAGCTTGGCGTACTCCTTCTCGTCCCAGACGCCGGAGGGAACGTCCTCGCGGTACGGGCAGGAGGCGCAGGGGCGCGGCGCGGGCGGCTGGACGGTCACGGCTGCTCCTGGGCGGGCTGGACGGCGAACGACTTGCACACGCAGCCGGGGACGGCGCAGATGCCGCCGGAGGCGTGCCAGTTGTAGGTGTGCCCGCACCGGGGGTCGTCGCAGGGGTCGGCGAGGTACGGGCGCGGGGGCATGGGCCAGCCCTCCTCCTCTTCGGCTTCGCTCAGGGCGTCGAGTTCGTCCTCAAGACACGCCGTGTGCCACGACGTTGACGGCCGCTCCACCTTCCCGGCGTCGTCCAGCTCGGCAGGGGAGGTCACACGGTCGTCCGGCGGGACACGCTTCCCGCATACGTCGCAGCACGGCTGGGGCATCTCTAGATCTCCTTCGTTGCGTGGCGTGCCCGGTCGGCGGTCGGCCTGGGATCCCCGCACACGCCGCAGTGCGTCCACGTGTTCCCGTCGGCGTCGCGGGCGGGCTCGTCGCCCTCGTCCAGCGCGGTCACCCACACGTGCTCGTGGTCGGGGGTGAGCGGGAGGACGACGGTACGGACGGCGTCGATGGGCTTGGTGGAGAGGAGGGAGGGGGAGCGCACTCCGATGCTGCGGCCGAGCCGGGCGACCGTCGCGGCGGCGTGCTCGGCGGCGTAGGCGCGGGCGGCCTCGGCGAGCGCGGTGACGTCCTCCAGGGGCACACCGGCGGCCAGGAGGCGCGCGGCGGCGGTCTGGAGGGCCAGGGCGGCGCGCTCCAGGGCGGCGCGCTCCAGGGCGGCGCGCTCCTGGGCGTAGGGGCTGTGCTGCGGGCGGTCGGGCTTGGCGGGCATGGTGCTCCTTGAGCTGTGGCGGGTCAGCGGGCGGGTGCCGCGCCGGGCGCTGGCGGGCGCTGGCGCAGCGGGATGTGTGGGGCGCTCAGTCGACGTCGTCCCAGTCGGCCCAGCGGGGGCGGCTGAGTCGGATGCTGAACACATAGGCGGTGTCGTTGGCGCGCACCTGGCGGACGATCGGGGCGTGTTCGTGGGTGTGGAGGAACTCGCACACGGTGAGGCTGGCGTGGGTGCTGTCGTCGGCGGTGCGCTCCAGGGGGACGAGGTTCTCGCCGGGGTAGGGCGGCCACTGGTAGGCGCCGAGCACCTCGGCCTGCGTCCATGCCCAGTTGGTTGCGGCGGTGCGGGTGGCGGCGCGCACCCGGATCACGTCGGCGTCCTCGGGCACGAGGGCGCGGAGGGTGTCGACGGCGGCGGACGGGCGGGGCTGGGCGGGGCTGGCGTACGGGCCCATGGTCGGGTGCTCCTGGGGTCGGTGGCGGACGGTCGGTCAGTGGCGGCAGTCGCCACGGTGGTGGTTGCTGCGGCCACACTTGTCGCCGTTGCTGTCGTAGCTGGTGCACCAGGTGCCGGGGATGCCGTTGACGGCGCTGAGGTAGCCGAGGGTGGACAGCAGGCGCTCGCGGTGGTCGGGGTCGGCGTGGGCGGTGACGAGGGCGGCGAACGCCTTCGTCTCGTCGTAGGACAGGCGGGGCGTGCCGTCCTGGAATCGGTCGGTGAGGGCGGCGGCGTTGGCGTCGAGGGGGTTGGTGTCGGCGGCGGCCTGGGCGGCGGCGAGCAGCAGGGTGCGCGCGGTGGTGTCGTCGGCGGCCGTCCGGTCGAGAGTGCCGATCATGTCGAACCCGCTGTCGGGGCGCTGCCAGCGCGGGCCGTCGTTGACCAGGAGGGACGCGCGGGGCGCGGCGGGCCAGCTCACGCCGGTGCGGCCGTCGTAGTGGTCGCGGGTGCTGGGGAGGCGGCGAGAGGCGTGGCCGAGGTTGTTCGAGCAGAGGTGAACGGCGGTGGGGCTGACGAGGGTCTCGTCGCAGCGGGGGTCAGTGGCCATGGCGGGGCGCTCCTGGGTGTGTGGCGGGCGGTGGCGAGGGTCATCGCTTGTAGTTGGCGCGGCTGCGGGTGGAGGCGTTGCCCTTGGACTCTTTGCCCCTGGGCGCGCTGACGCGGCGGTCGATGGGGGGCAGGGTGCGGTATTCGGGGGTGGGTTCGAGGACGGTGGTGCGGGAGGCTTTCCAGTCTTCGAACGTGAGCAGGGCGAGGGGGCCGTCGGCGGCGTCGGTCTGCTGGTCGATGTAGCGGTTGTATGCGGTGAGGAGGCGGGCGAGGGCGGGGCGCGTGCCGGGTGCGGTGCCGGTGGTGTAGGTGTCGGCGGCGTGCCGGGCGTCGTACCCGGCGAGGTACTCGTCCATCTCAGCGGCGCCGGTGAGCTGGAGGGCGTCGAGGTTCTCGGTGGTGGGCGAGAGCTGGTAAGCGGACTCGGCTGCGGTGCGGCGGGCGGTGGTGGTCGGCGTGGTCATGCGGGGCGCTCCTGGGGTCTGGGGGTGCTGGCGGGTGGTGGGTGGCGCTGCGCCCCCGTGGCGGTGCGATGGGGGCGCAGCAGGCTTGTGGGTGGGTCAGGCGGGCAGTGCGCGGGTGGCCTGCTGGCGGGTGAGGAAGGCGGCGCGGGCGGCGAGGCGCAGCGCGGGGCGCTCCTCGGTGGGGCCGTGTATGGCGCGGTCGCCCCAGGTGCGGAACTGGGTGTCGGTGAGGGCGGCGAGGGCGGGCAGGTGCTCGGTGGGGATGTCGAGGGGGGCGTACTGGTTGCCGGGGCGGCCGGTGAGGGTGGCGCCGTCCAGGAGGGCGGCGAGGGGGGCGGGCACGTCGTGGGTGGGCTCGGCGCGGTGGCGGTCGAGGTAGGCGGCGGGGAGCTTGACGCGGGCGGTGTCCATGGCGGGCTCCTGGGGGCTGTTGGCGGGCGTGTGGTGGGCTGGTTGGGAGCTGGGCGCCCCGGGGCGGTGCGGGGGGGGGCGCTCAGCGCCTCACAGCTTGGTCTCGTCGGTGATCTTGAGGGTGACGGGGCGGCCGGTGAAGCCGAGCCAGTCGGCGGCGGCGCGGGCGGCGTCGTCGGGGGTGAGGTGGCGGAACCCGTGCTGCTCGTCGGCGTAGTCGTTGAAGCCGTCGAGGGTGGCGCGGCGGGTGCCGCCGGTGATCTGCCACTGGTCGACCTTGCCGGTTGCGTTGATGGCGGCGTGGTCGGCGGGGGCGAGCGGGCCGAGGAACATGAGGCCGGTCAGCCGGGTGTCGTCGCGGTGCGTCCAGACGATCTCCACGGGGACGGGGCGCTGCTCCTTGGCGGGGGTGGGGGCGGGTGCTCCGAGGGTGACGGTCACGGGGGCGCTCCTGGGGGTCTGTGGCGGTCTGGGAGGGGTCGGGGGTGGCTGCGCCCCGTCCGGGTCGTGGGCGGGGCGCAGCGGGCTTCAGGCGGTCGCGGGGGCGGGGGTGTAGGCGTCGCGGAGGGTGGCGGCGGCGGTGGCGGGGTCGCGGTGGTGGCGGCCGATGGCGAGCCAGGCGCGCAGGGTGAGGATGGAGCGGGCGCCGGGGTGGCCGGTGCCGGTGACCATGCCGCGCTCACGCAGGGCGATGGAGACGGCGTGCGACAGGGCGTGTCCGGCGTGCTCCAGGTGGGACACGTTGCGGCGGCTGCGCTCCCAGGTGATCGGCGTACCGGGGTCGGCGGCGAGGGCGAGCAGCGCGCGGCGCTGGGCGGGGGTGAGCGGGGCGAGGGGCTCGGTGGGGGCGAGGGTGACGGTCCGGCCGTTGCCGGTGAGGGTGAGGCTGGCGGTGGTGGGGTCGGCGGTGAGGGTGAAGCCCTCGGCGAGCGCGCGGGAGATCAGGGCTTCGGCGGTCGGTTCGGCGTAGGTGTGGGTGGTGGTGCCGTGGCCGTCGTCGGCGGTGATGGTGGCGGTGTACATGCGGGGCGCTCCGTGGCGTTGTGGCGGGCGATCGGGGGCCGGGCGGGGGTGGGGCGCTCCCGGGTGGTGGGAGCGCCCCTGGGGGTGTGTCAGGCGGTGGGGGTGGTCTCGTGGGAGTCGGCCCAGATGAAGCCGACGCGGCCGGGGATGCGGATGCCGACGCGGTGGGTGCGGATTCCCTGGCGGGCGTGGGCCGTGGTCGCGGCGCGGAGCTGTCCGGCGGTCTCCACGATGCCGGTGAATTCCTGGCCTCGCTGGGTGACGGTCACGGTGGTGCCGACGGGGACCACGATGTCGGCGGCGGGGGCGTCCTGGGGCCCCTGGGGGTCGTCGCCCTGGGCGATGTTGAGATCGGCGGACGGCTCGCGGTCGACGGTGGGGAGGGTGTCGGCCATGGCGATGAGGTCGCGCTCCCAGTCGGCGAGGACGGGGCCCGTGGGGGCGTCCTCGGGCGCAGCGGGGGCGGTGGGGGCCTCCTGGGGGCCCTGCTGCGCCTGGGCGGCCTTGACGGTGCGGCGGGCGGCGGTGACGCGCTGGGCGACCGTGGTGGCGGCGGCGGACTCGGTGCGTGCGGCCTCCTCGCGGTCGTAGTCGTCGGCGTTGGCGTCGATGCAGTTGTCGGCGTACTCGGCGAGGAGGCGCAGCACGGTGGGGGTGGCGGTCACGGTGGTGTGGGTGTCGTGGTGGGTGCCCGCGTCGTAGGCCTCGCGGGTTTCCTTGCACTCGGGGTCGGTGTCGTCGTGGCCGAGGGCGAGGCCGGTGCCGTCGAGCCAGTCACAGAAGGGGGTGGGGAGGTCGATGGTGGCGAGTCCGGCCTGTGCGCGGTAGTCGGCGGCGACCTGGCGGAGGCGGGCGGCGTCTGCGGTGCAGTGGTCGTACTCGGCCTGCCAGTCGGCGAGGCGGGCCTCGATGGCGGGGATGCGCTCCTCGGTGATCTTGCGCTCCTCCTCGCGGCCCTGGGCGTGGCGGTTGGGGCGGTCGAGGCGGGTTGCCTTGCGGTGGGCGCGCTTGAGGTCGGCGCGGGCGTAGGTGAGGGCGGAGCGCTCCCGCTCGATGGCGCGCAGCATGGCGGCGGCCTCGGTGTCCTGGGCGGCGGCGTTGGTCTCGGCCTCGGCGGCGTTGGTGAGGAGTTCGGCGGTGGTGATCATGATCATGTGCTCCTTAGTCAATGGCGGGGTACCCACTCTAGGGCAACGGCCGTTGCCCGTGTCAAGCGGGTGGGGGAAACTCCCCCGGGGGAGGACCGTGGCGGTGGTCCTCCCCCTGGCGCGCCCGGCGCCTACGCGCTGATCTTGGGCCGCTTCACCGTCGTCTCACGCGCCCCGGAGCGCTCCTGGTGCTTGGACACCGTCCCCGTCACCGTCACGCCCTCCTGACCCTTCTCCAGCTCCCACGCAGCGCCCGCGTTCGTGTACGTCTTGAGCGTGATCCCCGCGTGCTCCCCCGTGCCCTCCAGGATGATCAGCCGCTGGGAGCGCCCGCCCCAGCCGTCCACGCTCATGACCACCCGCACCGTGCCAGTCACGCTCACCACGGCGTCCACCGGCCCCGCGTACCGGCTCGTGCTCTGCGCCTCCACAGCGCGCCGCATGACCGCAGTCAGGAACGCCGTGCCCTTGCCGTCCAGCGGCTCGAACCCACGGCGCACCTCACGGATGAGACCGGCCACCCGGTGCCCGTAGCTGTCGAAGTACTCGGCCGTCTCCCAGTAGCCCAGGCGCGCCCACCAGCGGCCAGCCTCCGGCCCCCCGTCGCTCAGACGGCGGGGGGTGTCGATGATCTCCTCACCGGCGTAGCAGCGGGCGGCCTCCTCGCGGGTGTCCTCGATGGCGCACCGGTCGTGCAGGATGCGTTCCGTGCTGTCCGGGGTGAGGGAGCGGCACCAGGCCACCAGGTCGGCGTGAGCGCCCTCCCAGCGCTCCCAGGCGGCCACGCGCTTGGCGTGAGCCCTGGCGGCGCGCTTCTCGTCGGCCACGCGCTCACGGTCCTTGCGCAGCGCCCAGGCGTACACGAACGCGTCACGCTCCTCACGGGTCCCGGAGAACACCTCCGGGCGCAGCCCCGTGCGGTTGCAGCCGAAGCACACACCCGCGTGCACCCACTTGAACGGCGTCACACCCTCGCCACCGCAGCGCCCGCACACCTCCACCCACGCCCCCATGTCGGCGAACTCGTGGACGCTGCCGTACGCGACGACCACCAGGGACGGGCGCACCACGGCGTCCGCGCCCGTCCCCAGCGTCACCGTCCCCTCGGTGATCTTCGCCAGGTCGGCCAGCGCGGGCCCCTGGGGCGCTGCGGGGCGCTCCGGGGGCTCCTGCTGCTCCTCGGCCGCCACGGGGGCGCTCACGGGCTCCTGCCGCTTCCACGACTCCTCGATGACCACGCTGCGCCCGAACTTGCGGCGCAGCATGTCCCGCAGAGACGCCAGCCCCGTGCCGTACGTGATCGCGGGGGCGCCGTCCACGGCATAGGCGTAGCACCACTGCCACGCGGGGCCGGGCCGGGCAACCTCGGGGTAGAGCTGGGAGCGGGTGAGCACGACGCGGGTGGGCGCCTCCTCGGCCTGCTGCTGCGCCCTGTCCAGCTCGGCCAGGTAGGCGCGCCCACGGTCGTTGATGACCAGCCACGAATGGGTGGCGCCCGGCTCGGCCACGACCTCGGCCATGTCCCGGCGCAAGATGCCGTCCTGGGTGCGGTCGTTGTGGTCGGACAGCGTCATGATCCCCTTGGGGCTCGCCGCGCCCTTGCGCAGCAGCTCCAGCATGATCGCGGTCGGCTTGCGGGTGATCAGGTCGCCCATGGTGTGCTCCTCGGGGTGTCTCAACGTCTGGCGGGGTGCCCACTCTAGCGCAACGGTTGTCGCCCGTGTGCCGGGGAGCACCAAAACAACGGAATCCGCAGCCACCGGGGGCCGCCGCAACGAATTCTTACGGTCGGCCCACCGGCGAGAGCAACGGAATCCGCAACTACGCCACGCCCCGCACCGGCTCCAGCTCCAGCCGCGCCCCGTTCTCCCGCACCAGCACCAGGCGCACCCCCATACCGGGCTTGGACACCTCCCCGCCGTCGGCCACCTCCTCCGCCAGGTACACCCGCGCCACCGCAGTCGGCATGGTGTCGCTCATCCCCCGCGCGTCCGTGCCCTCGATGAGCACCGTCCGCCGGTACCGGCCCGCACCCCCGTCCATGAGCCCCCGCAGCACCTCCAGCGCCTCATCACGCCGCGCCACCCACACCGGATCCCCCTCGGTGCCCTCCACGCCCTCCACGGGGGCGCTCAGCGCCTCGTACGCGAACACGTAGCCCTCGGGGAAGATCTCCGCCGGGTGCGCCAGGTGCCCCGAGCAGTACACGCCCACGATGCCCCCCTCACCCGTCGCGGCCTTAGTGGCCCGCACCATGCCCACCGGCTGCGCCCCACACTCCGAGGGGTGCGTGCAGGGGCCCTCCTGGGCCGTCTCAGCGCCCTTAGCGGCCTCCTGGGTCTCCACGTCCGCCCCGGGGCGCTCCCCGTCCTCCTGGGGGCCCTGGGCGGCCTCCACGGGGCGCACCGGGGTGAGCAGCAGCCGCCCCCCGTCGGCGCGCACCAGGCGCACCGTGCCACGCCCGTCGTGGGAGATGAGCGCACCGTCCATGTCCGCGTACAGGGCCACCCGGTGCAACGCCTGGTACAGGGTGATCTCCCGGGCCTCCAGCGCGCTGCCGTCCTTGCGCACACCCTCCAGCCGGTAGCCGTGCGCGTCGCCGTCGAGGACAGCCGCAGCGATCTTGCGCGTCACGCTTTCCTCGCTCAGCGTCTCGCCGACCGCGTACAGGCGGAACCCCTCGGCGTCCGCCTCCTGGGCGTCCACGATGATCCCCGGGGCCGGACGCGGGTCGCGCTGGTCGGCGAGCGCCTGCGCCTGGGAGAACTCCGCCCGCACGTTGTGCTCACACTGGGCGCGCCACGACACCAGGTCCTCGGCGCTCATGGGCGGCACGTCGCACTCGAACCCCTCGTCGTCGGCGTTCGCGAACACCAGGCCCTTACGCCCCTCGACCTTGATCCCGTAGCGCTTGACCGGCTCGGCGTAGCGGGCAGCCCACTGGGAGTACTGCCGCTTCTCACCAATCCACGTGATCACGCCCTCGAACGTCTCACCCTTCTCGACGGCGCGCGCCGTGTACCCCTTGCGCGGCGTCTCCCCGTAGGTGCGCTGCCAGTCGGCGAACCGCGCCTCGGTCATCACGGCGACAGCCTTCTCGATCACCTCGTGCGACGCGTCGATGCTCGCCCCGTTGTGGTACGTCCACCCCCGGGTGGTCGCGTACTGGATCTTGCGCACCGCCTGCTGCTCCTCGTCCCACACGATCGCGTAAAAGTCGGAGTCGTCGTAGCCGTTGTGCTCACCCAGGCGCAGCACCGCGCCGTCGTAGCTGTGCTCGTGGCACGCGGCGTTGTGGGCGGCGACGGCCGCCTCACTGTTGCTGCCGCTGTTGACGTCGTAGCCCTCGACGCGCTTGCCGTTGCAGATCGTGATGCCCATCGCGTGCTCCTCGGTGAGTCTGTCTGGCGGGGTGCCCACGCTATAGCAACAACCATCGCCCGTCTACTTGGTGCGCCCCACCAATTCCGGAGCGCTCTGGCCCGGCCCGGGTTCCGCCCCCTCCGAGGGGTGTCCGACTCACCCCATATGCGCACGCACCCACACAGAACGGCAGGGGCGCGCACTATGGCCTGCCCCTGCCGCTGGTGGTGTCTGCCCCTGGTGTTACTCGTCCTCGTACAGGTCGGCCCGTCCGTACAGGCGGGTGTACTCCATCCGCCCGTGGAGCGCCTGGCACACTCCCCGGTACTCACTGAGCGCCGTCACGGTGGGGTGCATGAACCCGTGCTCCCTGTACGCCCCCAGGTAATCCCGGTCGGTCTGGTCGGCCTCCAGCCATGCCGCCCACTCCTCCAGGGGCGCACCCTCGGCCACGGGCGCCATGGGGTACACGGCAACCCCCCGCATGCTCTTGCGCTTCCAGGCCTGCTCCACGTTGTCCGGCGCGACGTAGGCCCGGTACTCCTCCAGCGCGTTCACTGCCACTCTCCCCGGTCCAGTCGGCGCAGCACGTTCAGCGGCTGCATGCTCTTGTACTCCCCGCCGTTGTAGCCCTGGGCGAACTCTCCCGTGGGCTCCACCTCGTACACGTCGCCTCCGGTCTGCCTGGCGTACTCTGCGGCCGTGGCGAGGCTGGTGGTGAAGTGGATGTAGCGGCTCCTGGGCCCCTCGTCGCCCCATCCGTTCGTGCGGCGCCCTGCGGTGAGCTGTGCGCCCGCGCGGAGCCGCTTGCCGCCACCGTGGTACAGCGGGCCCTCGACGGTGAACGACTTCTCGACGTAGCCCTCGGCCCCGTAGGTGAGTCCGGTCCATGTGTAGGTGCTCGGCGTCATGGCGGTGTGCCCTCCCTGGGCGAGTCGGCGAGTCTGTTGCCAGGCGGGGCGCCCCGGTGTTGGCGGGGCGCCCGTGGTGGTGCTGTCAGTGCTGCGGCTCGCGGCGGTACTCACCCGTGAGCGCGCTACGGGCCTCCTCCACGCTCACGCCCTGGGCGAGCTGCGAGCCGTCGGCGCGGTAGGCGTCCCAGACTCGGTGCATGGTCCCGGGGCGCGCGTCCATGTACCCGCCCAGCACGGTCAGCCGGTCGTCGTGGTGCGCGTAGGTCTGCGACTCCGACCCCTCGGCGATCGGCGCCATGTCGACGATGGCGATCGTGTCGTACGGGCCGTAGTGCACGGTCACGCGGTTCGGCGTACGCTCGGCGCCGCCCAGATACGTGAGGGTGATCCAGCCGTCGGCGTCCGACTTTGCCGTCTCCACGGTGAAGAACGAACCCAGGTAGCGGTGTGCGGCGTTGTCGTCGCCCCAGAAGCGGCGGACCACTCGCGCGCCGGTGACGATCTTGTCACGCAGGTCGGTGACGGGGGCCTCGGTGATGTGCGGCATGGTGGTGTCTCCTCGTGGTCGTGCGGGCTTGTGGTGGTCCTGCGGGGCGCGCCCGGCCGGTGGGGTCGACCGGGCGCTGTGGGCCTGTCAGGCGCGGTGGTAGGCGCGCTGGGCGATGTACTCGCCCTCGAAGAACTCCCCGCCCCCGGCGGAGGCACCCAGGCGCAAGCCGTGGGCTCGGGCGTAGGCCACCGAGGCGCGGTCGATGCTGTCCACCTCGGCGGCGGGGCCCTTGACGTACACGGCGATGATGCCGTGACCCCGGTCCTCGGTGCGTACCAGGTACTTGCCGTGACGCTCGGCCCCCGCCCACTCGGAGGCCAGCAGGCGGCGGCGCAGCTCGGTGCGCTCCGCGTCCTCCTGGGCGCGCTGGACAGCCTCGGTGAGGCGCACCTGTTCGACAGCGGCGGTGGCCGCTTCCTGTCCCTCGTCCTCGCGGGTGAAGATGATCGCGGCCGTCACCACGTGGGCGGCCCGGTTGTACGCGGCCGTCTCCTCGGCGGTGCGCTCGCGCTTGTCGGCGCACCATGCGCGCTGCGCCTGGCGGAACGCGGCGGACAGGGTGACGATCGCGGGTTCCTGGGCGAAGGCCTCCCGGTATTCCTCCGGCTGTCCGGCGAGGAACGTGGCGACGTCGGCGGCGACGTCGGCGCGGGTGATCCCCTCGTACTCCTCGGTGCGGGGCGCGGCGGCGGGGGCGGTGGGCTCGGTCATGGTGTCCTCTTCCTGGGCGGCCTGGGCTGCGTCCTCCTGGTCGAACCTACGCGCCGCGATGAGCAGCGCGTGAGTGCGGTTGTACTGGTTCAGCGCGTTGTGCGCGGCCTCGGCGCCGTTGTTCTTCATGGCGCGGCGCATCACGCGGCGCACCCGGTCGTACTCGCCCTTGAGCACCACGGAGGCGGGGGCCTGCTCGGCCTCCCGGCGGCGCTCGCCGAACCCCAGGTAGGCCAGCGCGAGCCGCTTGCCCTCGGCCACGTCGTCGCGGGTGATCTCCACCGCATCCAGCTTGGCGAGGTACTCGCGGCCCTGGCGGATGATCACGCAGTACGAGGCGAGGTCACCGCTACGGCCCAGCTTGTACCCGGGGATCCAGTCGGCCAGGCCACGGCCCACGAGCCCCTCATGGGTGCGCTGGTCGGCAGTGACGTCGATGATGCCGTCCGTGTGGGCGGCACCGGTGCGCAGCGCGCGCACCTGGACGTCAGTGGGCTTGCGGGTGATCTCGATGATCGCTGCCATGGGGTGCTCCTTCGGGGTGATGTCCGGCGGGACGTTGTCCACTCTACAGCAACAGTTGTCGCCAGTGTCAAGCCGGATGCGCCGACCACTCCCGGACACGCCAGCAGGGGCGCGGGATGATCCCCACGCCCCTGCCGCCCGTGCTGGTCAGCCCTGGGCGCGCCCGTCGGCGTAGCCATCCCACGCGGCGGGGAGGCACTCGATACCCCCGGCGGTGAGGATCTCATCGAGGGCGCGCACCGCGCGGGCGAACGGGTCGTCAGTGGGCTTCACGGCGGCCTGCTCCCGGATCATGGCCAACAGCTCTTCCGTGCCCAGCTCCTCACCCACGGCCCACGCGTATGCGTCCTGCGTGGCCTCCTCGGCGTACGGCGCGATGGGCTCGCCGTCCTCGCCCTCCCACATCAGCGTGAGCGGGATGGACGGGTCACCCAGGGCGTTGCCCGGCGCCATGCGCACCGTGCCGTACTCCTCGGCCACCTCGTCGTGGTGGGGCAGGCACAGGGCGAGCCCCGACGCCTTGCGCGCTCCGCAGTACTCCGACGACATGCGGCCGACGGTGATCTGATGCCCGCAGTGCTGGCCGCCGCGCCACGGCTCGCGGTCGAGGATGACGGCCTCCGCCTGGGTGTCGATCACGGCAGTGCTCGGGAGGCCGTACTCCCGGGCGCACGACAGGGCGCGGGCGCGGTGGGCGAACCGCATCCAGTCGCGGGTGTCCTTGCCGACGGGCACCACGTAGCGGGCGGGGGTCTCGTCGTCCTCCTCGACGGCCACGCGCTGCGGCACGAACCAGGAGTAGTACACGTGGATCATGCCGTCCTCGGTGCGCACGGCGCGGTGACCCTGCTCGGCGTTGTTCTTGATCGCCTCGCGGACGTTCGCGGCCTTGTGGATGCCCATGTCCCCGGCATCCTCGAACAGCACGCCGACGAACATCCGGTAGTCGACCTCCTCGACGTCCTCGACCGTGACGGGAGTGGGCTCCTCGACGGTGGTCTCCTCGGCAGGCCCCCAGTGGGTGAGGATGAACTCATACTCCCGGGGGAAGCCGTCGCCGGTGTGGGCGATGAGGCGCGCGGGGGGCTCATCGCCCTGCGGGCCGGTGCCGTACTCCTCGATGCGCTGCCCCTTGGTCAGGAGCAGGGAGAGCATGACGATGGCCTGTTCGGCGGTCATGTCCTCGGTGGTGGGGGCGCTGCCCAGGGTCCGCGTGATGACCCGGGCCCCGGCGATGTTGCCAAGGATGAGCGCGGCAGCGGCTCGGGAGATCCCTGCGTTGGAGCGGATGGCGGCGCGGTGCCATTCGGTGGCCTTGCTGCCGGGGGTGCCCATCATGATCACAAAGCCGTTGCGCAGGGTCGTGAGGCTCTTCGGGGTGAGGTAGAAGTGCCCCACGGGGCGCCCGCTGCCGTCGCGGGTCTCCTCCATCTCGACCATGCCGCGAGCGGTCAGCGCGGTCCGGGTGCTGCCCCGGGTGAGGGACTGGTAACGGCCGTCGCTGCCCTGGTAGGCGAGCGCGGCCAGCATGGCGCGAATCATGGGGTCGCTCAGGCGGGTGGAGGTGGCCATGGGTGGGGCTCCTTCGTGGTGGTGTCCGGCGGGACGTCGCCCACTCTACAGCAACAGTTGTTGCCCGTGTCAACCCTGAAATGCCAGCAGGCAGGAACCGGGCGCACTGCCCTGGTCCTGCCTGCTGAACTCCCGCCGTCGGCAACCGTCTAGGCGGCCCCTCTCCTGCTCGCGGTGGTCGGCCCCTACCTGGGGCGCTTCGGCCTCTTCGGTCGGCGCGGGTGGCTCATCCGGTCACCTCCTGGATGATCTCTCGGGTGAAGCGCCAGCCGTGGCGGCTGTCGCGGCCGTTGAACAGGCACGGGCGCACGGTGATCTCATCGGCGCTGCCGCGCACGGTGATCTCGTGGTGCGCGCTGCGCCACGCCCTGATGTGGGCTGTCACAGACTCGCCGTCGATGAGGCTGCCTCCCATGAGCGCCCACAACGCGCCGCCGTCCTCCGTGCGCTCACCCTTGTACAGGTCGGCGGATGGAACAGCGCTCTCATCGAAGAGCTGCGTCACTGCTCCCCGCCCTCGGCTTCACGGAGGGTGGCGCATACCTGCGACCAGCGCGCGCACTCCACGGGCGCGCCGTCGCGGGTGACGGTCCACGACATGTCACCGTCGGCCCAGTCGACGCCGTCGGCGTGGTGGTCGAGGGCGAGCACGGCGTGAACCTGGACGGCTCCCCGGCGGGCGATGAGGTGGTGGCCGTCGGTGTCGGGGTAGGCGTCCTCAGGACGCACGCGCGCACCGCTCCTGAGCAGGCTCGTCATTGCGGTCCTGAGCGGTTCGGGCATCGGGTTGGTTCGCACGGTGTAACGGCCCGCCGTCGCCTCCTCCTCGTCGCGCTCGACGGTGGCGACGTACGCGCTGGAGGTGTCGCGCCACTGGCCCGCGACGCGCCACCCAGCCGCGCGCATGAGCGCCTCGGCCTCGTTGATGCCGTCCTGGGCGTCACCGTCCTTGGCGTTCACGGTGGTGACGGCATAGAACGGCTGCGGCTTGCTGGTGTCATCCGACCAGTGGGTTTCGTTGTCCGGATCCGCTCCCAACAACTCGTCTTCAATGATCGTGACGTCCATGTTCGGCTGGTCCAGCACGCTACTGCCGGTGGCCATCCAGGCCGTGAAGTGGCGGCGGGTCGTCATGCGTCCCCCTCGGGGTGTCTGGCGGGTGGTGGAGTGCCCCGGACAGGCATCGAACCTGACTCGGACCGTGCCCCGCCCGATCGGCGGCGGGCGGGGCCAGGGCTGCCGTGCTCAGTGCTGGCAGCCGCCGCGCCAGTCGGACAGGGCGCCGCTGATCACGTCGCCGACGGTGTTCTCGCCCTCCTCGTTGAACTCACCCCAGTTCTGGTGCAGCCACTCGGAGAAGGGGCGGGCGGAGTAGGCGGGCAACTCGTTCTCCGCGAGGACGTACTCAAAGATCATTTGCGCGTCGACCTCCTGCACCCCCTCCCGCTCGTCCTGCTCGACGTCGCCGGACTGCGCGAGCGCCTTCGGGTTGATCTTGTCCATGCTCTGTCCCTCGTGGTGGTGGGATGGTGCGGAGCGCCCCGGACCGGAGTCGAACCGGACCGAGCCGCCACGCCCCCTCGCGGGGGCGGGCCGGGGCTGGTGGTGCTACTTGTCCGCCTGGTAGCGGTTGTGGGCGCGGAAGGCCGCGCGGCGCTCCTCGATCGGAAGCGTCTCGTCCTTGATCTTGGCCTTGTTGGCCTCGATGTCCTCTCGCGGGGACTCGGCGGTGATGATCGGCCGCTCGACGCACAGCAGCTCTCCACGCCTGATCAGGTCGGTAGAGCCGTCGGCGTAGAACACCTCGGCCGTGCCGGGGTCGGCGTCCTCGGCCCGCTCAACCCGCGCGATCTCCTTGAACTTGTCCAGGTGGCCATGGGCGGCCCACGGCTGCTCGGGCTTGCGGTGGTTACCGGCCGCCGTCCGGGTGGTGTAGTGGGGGATACGGTCGGCCGCCAGACCCTTCAGGCCGATGATCCGCTTGTACTCCGGGGCGTCGTCACGGGCGGCGACCACTGCTTCGCCGGGCGTCAGGTTGTCGAAGGTGCTCATGCGGGTCTCATCTCTGGTGGCGGGAAGTGCCGGGTTCCCCCGGCTGTGATTCCACTCTATAGCAACAGGCGTTGCGTGTCTACTGTGCGCCCCGGGCAGGCATTGAACCTGCCTCGGTCCGGCGCCCCGCCCTGGGTGGGCGGGGCCGGGGCGGTGGTGCTAGAGCGCGCTAGCGAAGTCGTCGTAGGCGTCGCCCAGGAAGGTGCGCAGCTCCGCGTGCAGGGCCGCGAAGGCGTTGTACCGGGCCTGGATCTCCTTGGGCTCGCCGCTGACGCTCATGTCAGCCGCCCACTCCTGGGCGTTATCCCAGGCATCGGCGTTGGCGGCGTCGGAGAGCAGGGCTTCCAGTACCTCGGCGGCCTCCGGCGCGACCAGGCAACCGCCGTTCTGCGGGAGGCTGTTGGCGTAGCTCTGGCCGTACCCACGGAACAGCATGGTGCGCCGCTGGGGGTTCTCGTCGCCGCCGTACATGTTCATGTCGGTCACGATGGTCAGCACCACGTCGTACACGTCGTAGTCGTGCTCGCGGGTCGGGGAGCCGTTGAAGCTGTTGACGTAGATCGGGATGATCTTGATGCCGTGCTCCGCGATCAGGTCGTCGAGGGACTTGTCGCCGTCCTCGTCCTCGGCCGGGGTGACCAGTTCACGGGGGATCGCGGGGACCTGGTGGGGGTACTTGTAGTAATCCCCGTCGATGGCCACGTGGACGACCTCGCCGCCGTGGTCGCGGTCGACCGTGCCGGTCGCGGCCGGGAACAGGTGGCCGTCGCGCTCGGTCTCGGCGATCTCGACGCGGTCACCGGCGGCGAACTGGATGTAGGCCATGGGGTACTCCTTGGAAGTTGTGGCGGGGCTTTCCTCCGGGCTTCCCCGGCGGGCATGGCCCCACTCTATCGCAACACGTGTTGCCTGTGTCAAGTCGAGTGGGGCCACTTCATGTCAGTGCAGGTCAGGCGATGCGCGCGGGCTCCTGGAGCACCATGCCGCCGTCGGCGGTGGTCACCTTGTAGACCCACCCGGCGGCCTCCAGGACCCCCCTGTACGTCTCCATGTGCTCCTCCCACCGGGCAGAGTCCTGCGGCACCGGCGAGCCGCACACCACCCAGTGCACGACCACCTGTTCGGGGAAGTTCGGCACCGGCCGCACCCACGGCCCGAACGCCTCGGTGCTCAGGTTCTCCGCAGGCAGCAGCCAGCCCCCGCCCGTGCCCCTCATGAGCGCCTGCCCGGCCTCGGCGGTCACCTGGGGCACCACCATCACGCGCACGTTGCCACGGAAGTCCCGGTTCCCGCTCTCGCGGTAGGCGTGCACGGTGAGCAGCCACCGCGCGCCGGAGTGTTCCAGGGTGACGCGCGGGGTGTTGCGGCTGTGGAGCTTCTCCGGCCCCACCTGTTCGCGGTAGGACTGGAGGCGGGCGCGGGCCTGGCGCCCGGTCATCGTCTCGACGTCACCGGCCGACGTGGACACCTGGTAAACGGTGGCGTCGTCCAGGGCCAGGAGCGCGGCCGTCTCCTTCATGGCGTTGTTGTGCACCCGGGCCATTTCCCGGGCGTACATGGGCACGACGTTGCTGTCGGGCTCGTGCCCGGTCCAGTCCTCGAAGACGGGGGCGGCCTGGATGCCGTCGTACATGCGGACCACGGTCCGCATGCGCTCCCGGAAGACCTCGAAGCGGCAGCCCTCGGGCGGCTCGGGCATCGCCTGCAACGGCTCCTGCGGGCGCTGGATCCGACCGTACGCGTCCAGCTCCAGCGCGCCGGTGTTCAGCCCCCCGGCCTGCTCCTCGCAACGCTCCTGACTGCCCGTGGCGGCCCACAGCTCCGTGTCGACGTCGCGCACGCCCCACAGGTGATCACTGATCTTCTGCACCTCGAAGCGCGGCGGCGCGACCTTCCGCACCCGGTCGCTGTTCCACTCGCCCGGCTCGGTCATCGGGTTGTCCGGGCCGATCTTCCGGGAGATGTCCCGGCCCTTGATCACCTTGTACTCGAACGAGCCGTCGGCGTGGGTCTGGCCGACGCCGACCACCACGGCGGTGCCCTTGGGTGCCTGCACGCTGGTGGCCCACGCCTGGACGGCGTGCCGCACGCGGGTGCCGACGGGCAGCGGGGCATGCCGGGCGGCCTCCTGGCGGGCGCGCTCGTCGAACTCGGCGCGGTGCTCGGCGCGGGCGCGGTCGCCGCTCTCCCGCAGCTGTGCGCGGGTCTCGTCGCTCAGGCCGAACCGGACCTTCACCGGGCCCTCGGGCAGCTCCTGGGGCGCCTCACCCCGGGTCTGTGCGGCGGTGACGCCCTCGGGCAGCGGGGAGGTGCGCCAGGCGTGCAGGCGCTTGCCGATGACGCGGCCGTCGGTCTCCCATCCGGCGGCGCGGAGGGTGTCGCGGTAGGTGCGCAGGATCTTGCGGCGCTCGGCGTCGGGGAGGCTGTTCCACATGTCGACGCCGTCGACCAGGTGGCCGACCAGGACGGCGCTCTCGCGGGCGTAGATCACGAAGCCGGTGCCGAACGCGGTGTCATCCACCCCGTCATCACTCCGGTTCGACAGCTCAGCCGGGATGTGCCCGGCGGCCACGAGGGCGCCGTACGCGTCGCGGACATTGGCGTTGTCGGCGTACTCGGCCGGGATGCCGAGGGTGTGACCGGCGGGGATCACCACGCCCTCAACGGCCGGGCGGGCGGGGGCCGCTTCCGTCGGCTCCTCGGCGACCATGCACGGCCACTCCACCCCCGGGCGCTGGGGGGTGAGCACGTGGGTACGCGGCCCGCTGTTCGTGCTGAGTCCGTGAACGGTGATGACGCCGCTCGCGTCGTCGCGGGTGGTACCCGTACGGGTCTCGTGCGCGGCGAGGCGCTCGGCCTCCTGGCGGTCCACGTCCTTGTGCGCGTAGACCGTGCCGTCGGCGTCGATGATGTCCAGGTGGTACGTGTCCGCGTCCGTCCACCCGCTGGGGGCGGCGGCCTGCTCGGGGGTCTTCTCCTGGGGGATGCGGGCGATGATCGCGGTCTTCTTCCAGCGGCGCGGGGGCCGCTCCTCGTCGGTCTCGGTCGACTTCAGGTGCACGAGCAGGAAGCAGCGGGACGCCTCCTCGATCTTCGTCACCGTGGAGGTGATGCCGCCGTTCCACATGACGCGGTCGCCGACCTCCAGGTTCTGGGCCTCGTCGGCGGGCACCCAGCCCATGCCCTGGATGCGGGTCTTCTTCGCGTTCTCGGGGGTGGCCATTGCGGGCCCTCCTTGTGTTCCTTGGCGGGTTGACATGCCCCACACTATAGCAACATCTGTTGCGTGTCTACTGGGTCCGGGAAGACGACGGCCCGCCCCGGTGTGGGGCGGGCCGTCCGCAGGTCAGAGGGGCTTATTCAGCTTGGTCAGGGGGCGCGTCCACTCCTCCGCCGGGTCCAACGAGCGGGGCTTGCCGGGCAGGTTGGGGTCTCCCTTGTACAGACGGCGGGAGGCGGGGGCGCCCCGGCGGGTGTCCGCCAGAATGGTTGCGGTCTTCTCCCCGCCCTCCTCGCCGAAACCGACGATCTCACCTGCGTACAGGAACCCATCGACGGTCTTGAACTCGGCTCGCTGCCCCTGCCGCCAACGGCGCCCCTTGCTGTCGTAGGCGTACGGCACCGGAGCGGCCTGCGGCTTCTCCTCGGCCTCCTCCGGGGCGCTGGCGGCCTCCTGTGGGGCTTCCTCGATCTCATCCTCATCGTGGATGCCGAGGGGGTTGTCGTCGGCGTCGTACTGCTCGGCCTCCGCCTTCGCGGCGCGTTCGGCGCGCAGCTTGCGCAGACGGGCGGGACGATCCGGCGCCGACCCGGTGATGTGAAACAGGTGGTGCTCGATGGCTGGGGCGGGCTCCTCGAAGGTCCACCCGTTGGCGGTCAGCGCCTCCCGTACGGGGGTGATGCCCTCCTCATCGTCGAGGGCGATCCGGATGTGGTCGATCTGGTCGACGACGTCCACCCCCCACGGCCCAGGCGCGCCCTCCCGCAAGGCGCGGGCGACGCTGGCGGCCCCGGGCAGGCCCTTGGGGCGGGCGGGCAGCTCCTCGCGCCGGGTGACGTACAGAGAAGTGCTCACCCAGCCGCCGACGGTCCGGTACTGCGAGACCTCGACGGCGTAACGGGGGGCGAGTGCGGCAGCGTAGTCACGAATGCGCTGTTCTTCCTCGGGGTGTGGGGGCAGTTTGCCGAAGTCGTCGGCGCTGAGCCCGAGCCGCGAAAGGCGCCGATCCACACTGTCCCAGTCTTCACGCCAGCTCACGGAGATGGCGTTGCGGATGCCCGCCTTGCTGACCTTGGCTCCGGCACCGCTGCCCCCCATACGACCGGTGTAGCGGGCGAGCTTGAACCCGGCGCGGTTGAGGTGCGCGGCGACGTGCACGACGGTGGGGTTGCCCCCGGGCTTGCCCTTGGCCGCCGGGGCGGTGTCGTCGGTGGTGGCCATGGCTGGCCCTCCTGGTACTAGGGGCCCCGCCCTGGGCGGGCGGGGCCGGACGGGGGTCTAGAACTTCGGCCAGCGCAGCGACAGGGCCTCGAAGGGCTTGCGCTCCTCGGCCTTGCACTTGGCCGTGTAGGCGTCGAACTCCTCCGTCTGGAACGAGGCGGAGTAGCGGAAGCGCGGCGCCCAGTCCTTGCCGCCGAGGTCGCGCTTAGCCTTGGCGAGCGCCTTCGGCTCCAGCTCGGCCAGCACCTCTTCGGTGTCCTTGCCGCGCTTGTGCGCGATGGCCTCGATCAGCCGCAGGGCATAGGCGCGGTCCCGAGCCTCATTGGCGGTGCGCTTGTCGCGGTCGAAGAAGAACGGCGTCATGGCGGGGTCGGCCGTCAGGATCTGCTCGATCCGCAGGTTCTTGTACCGCTCGGACAGGCCGTCGGTGGCCTCGATGACGGCCGTGCGCTCGGTCTCGATCCGACTGCCGTGCCGGTCGCGGAGGGGGCCGCCGTCAAGGGCGGTGATGCCCTTGGCGGTCTTGTCGGCCGCGCGCTGCGCCTGCACCTGCTCGCGCTCCTCGCGGGCCTTGGCCGCCTCCTCCTCGTCCGGCGTGAACATCTTGGTGGGGAGGGTCTTCTCATCGCCGACCGGCGCCGAGGGGTAGCAGGTGGTACAGGCGCGCCATCCGGCGGCGGCAACGATCTCGGCCTCGGTCTTGCCGGAGTACCGGACCAGCCACGCGAACTGAGTGCGCTCCTCGCCCTTGTGGCACTGGGTGCACTCGGTGCCGTTGTGGGCGTGGCCGTCGTAGCTCTGGGCCAGGAAGACCCTGTTCCAGCCGCCCCGGCGCCGGTACTCGTCGGTGTACGGCTTGATCTCGGCCGCCAGGTCTTCCAGCTTCCGGGACGCCATGGCCCAGTTGGTCAGCAGGCGGTCGACCTCGCGGGCGGTGTAGCTCTCGGCCTCGGTGTAGGGGGCGCGAGCCTTGATGATGGCCAGCTCCCAGACGCGCTCAGGGGAGAGCTTGAAGATCGGGCCCCGCGCGCCACGCACCCGGCGGGGCTCGTCGCCGACCGCCTTGTGCAGGCTGACCACCAGGGCGAGACGGCTGGACTCGGCCTGCGCCTCCTTGTCCCAGAGCTTCGACAGCTCGGTGTCGATCTCGACCGGGGTCATCTCGGTCAGGGGCTTATCGGTCATCGTGTGTGCTCCTCTTGGCGGGAAGGTGGCTCCACTCTAAGGCATCAATCGTTGCCTGTCTACTCGGGCAGGGAAACGCTGGTGGCGCCGGGCTTCACGCCCGGCGCCACCGTAGGGGAGACCACTGACACGGCCCCGCTTACCTGTCGTCGTCCTCCTCGCCCTGGGGCAGGCCACCCGTGTTGAGCAGGCGGAACACCTCCCTCTCGGCCTCGATCGTCGGCACCGTCACCTCGTCGAAGGGGATCGAGCGCGCGGCGAACCGGTTCTGTCCGCGCTTCGAGAGCATCGAGAAGCGCACGTAGGGGCCGTCCTCGTTCTCCTCGTAGACGGCACTCAGGCTCTCCTCCGGCCACCACGTGCGTGGCGCGGGGAACTCGTCGCGCAGGAACATCACGACCGTCTCCCAGCGCTGCTTGCCGTCGATGACGGCGTACATGGGATTCCCGGGCGCGTAGGGCTCGTAGCCGGGCTCCTTGAACTGAGTGCCGCGCTTGTTGACCGTGATCGACCCGACCGACAGACCACGCAGGAGCGACATGACCAGCCGCTGACGGCGACGCACCCCCCATACGGCCTGGCGCTGGTACGGCGGGGCGAGGTCGACGCTGCCCAGCATGTTCTCCAGGGAGTGCAGGCTGAGGTTCTTCAGATCGCGGTGCAGCTCGGCCAGCGGGGCCCACGTCTGGAGGCTCACTGTCCCGCTCCCTCGGCGACGGCCGCGCCGTTCTCCTCGCGGTAGGCGTGGACGAGGGAGGCGAACTCTTCCGGGTACTGCTCGGCCAGTACGCGCCGGGCGTGCTCCTCGGCCTCCTCCTGGAGTGCCTTGGCGCGCCCCTGGTCGGCCGCCTCCTGCCAGGCTCGGGCCTGGGACGGCAGCACGTAGTAGTGACCGTTCGGGCGGCCCAGCCACCCCGGCGCGCCGTGCTCCTCCCAGCCCTCGCCCGTGCGCTTGACCAGCGAACCGTCGGCAACCATGCCTGCCAGCAGGCGCTTCAAGTTGGCCTGATGGACGTGCCACATGGCGGTCTGGCCGTCGTAGACGTGCTCGATGTTGTAGACGCGGGTGACGACCAAGCGGGCGACGTCGGCGACGGTTCGCAGGGTGTCGGGGTACTTCTCCAGAGCGTTCAGGACGTCGTCGCGGGTGACGTCGATCCTCTCGTCGGGCTTAGCCGTCATGGTGGTCCTTCCAGGTGGCGATGGCCTCGCTGGCGGGGCCTGTGTGGTGGTGTCGGGTGGTGCGGGCGGCGATGGCGGCGAGGGCGCCCCGGCCGCTGCCCTGAACGGCCGGGACCGGGTCGGCGGGCCAGACGGTGCGGGTGTGGCGCTCAGAGTGGAAACCCTGGTTCTGGTGCGGCTCTCGGGTGCACAGCGTGCCGGGCTGCTCGGGATGCTCGGCACCGCAGGTCTCGGCGGCCGGGCCGCTCACTTGCCCGACTCCTTAGCGGCGGCGATGATCACGTCGAGGTGGCGGAGTGCCTCGACCTGCTGCTCGTCGGTGATGCGGCCGACGGCGTTGAGGCCGCAGATGTACACCTGCGTCCGCAGGAAGCCGTTCGCGTGCAGCCAGCGGGTCACCCCGATGACGGAGTTGCTGTAAGTCAGCTCGACCAGAGGCTCGCCCGCGATCTTGTTGAGTCCGGCGACAGCCTCCTTGACCGGGACCAGGCGGGCGGCCTCGGACTCTCGTTCAGCCTTGCTGGCGGCGTCGCGGGCCTCCTGCTCGGCGACGGCGGCGGTGTAGGCGGCCTGCCACTCGCCGAACTGGGGGTGAGCGGCCAGCTTCTGGCGCAGCTCCTCGACGGTGCCGAGGCGGCCGACCTCCCGGGAGGCAGAGTTGAGCATGAGGCGCTGCGGCTCGTGGAGCTGGTACGGAGTGCCGAACTCGGCCAGGTTGGCATGCCAGTTGCCCCGGGGCAGGTCGACCCACTTCACGACGATGGACCTGGCGCTCTTGGAGAGCACCCGCACGAGGTGGGTGCGCGGATGGCGCATGAGGATGTCGCGGGCGGTGTGGGTGCGCAGGGCGTTGCCGTACGCGTCGTCCTCGACGACGACGAGGATGTCGTCGACCTCGACGTCGGCGGCGGCCTCGACGGGCGGGATGAGCAGCTCGGCGGCCAGGTTGCCGCGCCGGGCACCGTGGCGCTTCTCGTTGTTCTCCGGGTCGTGCGGGAAGAGCGAGGAGAAGATCGTGCGGCTGAGGTGCTCGGCGATGCGGTAGGGCTCGACGGCCTCGGTGGTCTCGGTGCTCATGGTGTTCTCCAGGCGGCGGGATGGCGGGGCGTTGCTTCAACGAGGCCCACTCTAGCGCAACAGCTGTTGCCCATGTCAAGCAGTTCCATCAACACCCGCTAAACGAGCAGGTCAGACGGCCTTCGCGGGCTCGTACACGTACCAGCCGTACTCGATGGGCGTGTCCGTGAGCCGGACGAAGTCGCGCATGGCAGGACTGGAGTACCGCCCGACCCGGGGATAGCCGTCCTCGTCGGCGGCGACCGAGCACCAGTGCTCGGAGTCCCACTCGTAGACCTCGGGGGCGCTCCCGTTGCGCCAGTGCATCACGACACGGTCGCCGACGGCGGGTTCGTCAGGGATGACGCAGGGCGGGACGTCGGGCACCTCGTCGATCATCGACTGTGGCAGGCGGGTGCGGAAGACGCGCACCGTGGTGTCGCCGCCCGGGAAGTAGGGGCGCACGGTGTGGCCGCCGTGAACATGGCGGAGGGTGAGGGCGTGTGTCGTCGTGACGTCGTTCAGCCGTTCCGGCAATTCGACGACGACGTGATTCTTGAACGTCGGGCTGGCGATTACACAGCCGGGGGTGAGTTCCTCGACGCGGATCTTTTCCAGGTCGCTGGATTCAAGATCGGAAATGCACTTGCTGAGGGAAATGGTGTCCATGGCGGGGACTCCTGACGGTGAAGGACTGGCGGGTGCCCTTTACTCGGTCGCCGGAATGTTCACGCTATGCGCTGGACCATGGCGGCGGTCAGCGCGAAGTGTTTACAACTCCGACGACAACGCCCCCACTCTAGCGCACCAATTGTTGCGCGTGTCAAGAGCGGAGGCGGTCCACCGGGGGAGGGGTCAGCGGGCGCCCGCTGCCCACGCCGCGCGCGGGTCGACGACGGGCCTCTTTGGCGTGGGGAGGTACCAACGGCACCACATGCGCTTGCCGTTGAGGCCGGGCCCGTGGTCGACGCCGATGCCGTCGGAGCGCATGGCGATGAGCAGCAGGCCGCGCCCGTTCTCGGCGTCCTCGTCCATGTCGAGGAGCTGGTCGGCGGCCGTGGCCGGGTCCGGCAGGACGGGGATGTGGACGCCGTCTATGTCGTGTACGCCGAGTTCCACGTACCGGCGGCGCATGCCGAGGACGTTGCACTCGACGTGGAACCAGCGACGCAGGCGGGGGTCCTTGGCGTGTCGGATGGCGTTACCGGCCAGCTCGGATAAACACAGCTCGGCGGCCTCGGCGATGTCGCCGTCGAGCTGGCTGCGGTAGACCACAGAGCGGAACTCCTCGCGGGCGTGGCGGACGCTCGCTTGGTCAAGGGGGTAGAAGCTGCGGTATCTCAGGTGCCTGAGAGGACCCAGAGGTGGCGGCCCCGGGCTGAGCGGGGAGTGCATGTGTAACTCCCGTTGCAAGATGGGCAGGTGAGACCTACTCACACCGATGCGGTACCTGGCGCAAGCGGGTTGTTACCCACCGTCGCGGAGAATTCTCTCGTACGCAAGCCCTGAGCGGAGAATTCTCTCTACCGTGTGTTGGTCCAGGAGGGCTGCGAGGGTGCACACTGTGGGCCAGCACGCCAACTGGGGAGGACACGTGCCGTACAAGGCCCGCCGGGCGATCAGGAGGACGGTCCTCGGCAACATGCTCAACCGCGCCCGCGTAGCCGCCGACGTGGACGTTGAAGAGGTAGTCAAGGCCCTGGGTATCTCTCGGCCGGTCGTATACCGTCAAGAGGACGGCATCGCGCCCGTCACCGTGGAGAAGATTCCGCAGCTGGCCGAGCTGTACGGCGTCACCGATCCGGAGACGATCGCCAAGTGGACGAAGTGGGCCGAGATTTCGGCGACCAAGGGTCCCTGGGGTCCGTACGGCAACAGCCTCGGCCCCTCGTACGAGGACTACGCCGACGTGGAATCCCTCGCCAGGGAGATCCGGGCGTTCGAGCCGGTCGTGATACACGGCCTCCTGCAGACGAAGGCGTACTCCGAGGAGGCCATCCGCGCCAGCGACACGGCGCTCACCGGCCCCGCCGTCGAGGGATGTGTCGAGAGGGACCGCATGAAGCTGCGCGAGGCCCGCAAGGCGATCCTCGAACGCGTGGAACCGGCTCCGCCCCGGCTCTGGGTCGTCCTCGGCGAGGCGGCTGTTCTGACGCCGCCGAGCGTCACGAACAAGGCGGCCCACCCCGACCAGGTCCGGCGTCTGCTCGATCTGGGCGAGATGGCGGCGACCATCCAGGTCCTGCCGATGGAGACCGGCCTGCACACTGGACTGGCTGGCTCATTCAGCCTCCTGACACTCGATGACAACATCGACATAATTTTCCGTGAGGGTTACCACGGCGACGGCTCTTTCAGTGACGACCCTGACCGAGTGCGCTCATATCGAGCCAGATATGAGCAGCTCATCAGTCAGGCGTTGTCTCCGGCAGAAACTCGCCGATACTTGCACGGACTCCTCAAGAACCTGGGGAGTTAACGAAAGAGATGGAAGGAAAGGCACAGATGGCTGAGAAGCAGCACACCCCGTGGAGGAAGTCCTCCTACAGCGCAGGCAGCGGTGAAGCCTGCGTCGAGACCCGCAAGGGCCAGGTCGGCACTGACGTCATGGACATCGACGTCGCCGACAGCAAGGACCCGGCCCGCAGCACCGTCATCACGGTGAGCCCGGCCGCCTGGTCGTCGTTCGTCACCAGCGTCAAGGGCTGATGTAGCGGCCCCCTGGCACACGGAGACGCCCCCGGCAGATGAGTTGCCGGGGGCGTCGTCGTTCCCAGAATCGGCCACGAGAAGCCGTCGCTCAAGACTGCCTCATCTGGGGGCCCCGGGGCCAGTGGCACGGTGCCAGGTGGCGCATTCGTTCGTGTCGAAGAACTCCCCTGCGCGCAGCTGGACATAGGCGTCGCCGGTCGCGGTGTCGGAGGCGATGACCGAGCGCCGCTCGAAGGTCGCGTCCTTGGAGGTGCGCCAGCTGCAGTGCTGGTTGCCCTGCGCGTGGTACAGGCCCGGCTGCACGTCGGCCGTCTCGGTGGTGCCGACGATGTAGACGCCGTCGCCGGGGATGGTCCAGGGGGTAGGGCCCACCAGCGTGCGCGGCGATGCAATGGCCGACGGTGACGGCGCCGGGGGAATTGACTGGGAGGCAATGGAGAACCCGGCGAAGAGGCAGGCGACTCCGGTTGCCACTGCCATTAGGTACGCGCGCTTTGGCATTCTGCGGTGTTCAAGCCGAAAGGACTCGGGGCGGGATTCCGGGTCATTTTCGGCAGTGGACTCCACACTCATGTCCTTGCCTTTTCTCTATCGATACGTGCGCATTTATCGCCCTCATTACTCGATGCGTTCGCCCGGATGGCGGGTGGCCGGGCGGACCCAGAATGCGTCGAGACAGATAGTTGAAAGTCGCGGCATTCGGAACCTACCCCATCAAGGGGGTGGGTGCAACGTTCGTGCAGGCCACACGCAGTGAAGAGAGATGAACTTTGTTCAGTTCTATCGTCAACTTCTTGATGTGGACACACTTTTGTGAGAGCGATCCTGTGCTTGGACGGCTCCGTACCTCCCCTCGGTTCCGGCTCCCACGCTATCGAACCAGCGTTCGAATGTGTGGGGCGACACATTACTGACGAGTCAACAAAGCATGATCGAACATGGTTACGGCGGCTGCTGTGGAGAACCTGTGTGAGCTGCGTGCGGACGGGTAGGCGTGCGACATGGGTATCGGCATGTCATGGGGTTCGGTCTATGGGCAGGCCTGGGGCGAGTTCCCGACCGTGGACGCCTGCGCGGCAGCGCTGTGCCGGTCTGTCCGACGGGTCTATGCCCGCGTCGGCCCGTCCTTCCGGGGTGCGCTCCTGAGGCAGTCTGCAGGCAGGCTGCGCTGCGAGATGTGCACGGACGGCCTGCACCGCGTGGTGCGCTGCCAGGAGTGGCACGGCGAGCACGGCGGCGTGTGGGTGTCGCTGTACCCGCGCTGCGACGAGAGACGTGCGGGGCCGCGACACCTCCGGTAACCTGAGTTACCGTGACATTCAAAAATCTGAGGGGGACTTGGTGACCGCCAGCACCAGCAAGACCCGACTGCGCAAGATCGACACGGTCGACGATGACAACGCCGTGGCGACGTACGAGGCCACCCGCGACGGCAGGGTCCTCGGCACCATCACGAAGTACGACGAGCCCGCCTACAAGATGACCAAGAGGGGGCCGCGCGACTACCGGCTCATCTCCTGGCGGCACAGCCTCGACGTGCCGTACAGCGCCCAGAACACGCGAGCCGCGTGCATCATCGACCTGGAGCGCACGGCGGGGGTGACCTCGTGACCACCGTCGACGACGACGAGGAGGAGGCGTCGTGACCTTCGAGGTGAAGCGCTGGCAGACGTACGTACCGTGCCGACCGCCGAGTTATGCATATCCCGGCAAGCCGTTCGTCATCGAGTGCGTGGTCGGCGACAAGGCCGAAGTATGGGATCCGACCGGCGGCCAGCGCATGGGCGGGCACCGGTGGGTGGCGTTGCGCAACCTGCACGCGACCAACAAGACGAAGACGGGCAAGGAGCGTCTGACCGGCTGGTACCTGCACTGCGAGCCCCCCACCGACCCTGTCAAGCAGGAGCTGTGCGGCTCGTGCTTCCTCTGGTTGGATCGCGATCAGTTCGGCGTGCTGGCCTGGGGGTTCGGGCACAGCACGTGCAAGCCCTGCAAGGCCGAGATCGAGGAGAGGTACGGCAAGATCACCTCATGACGGAGAAGCGCAGGCTGCAGGTGAACCCCGATCCGCTCAAGATCGTCGAGGCCCGCCCCGGAGATGCTCCTGCCTCGGCGACCATGATGCTGGCCATCAAGCGTGGCGAGGCTTACCGCAACAGCACCCTCATGCGTCGAGTCAGCGTCCACCGCGAGGGCTGCCCGCGCATCCCTGCCCGCGAGTTCACCGGCTGGAGCGTCACACCTGCCTCCCGAGAGATCATTCAGAGAGTCCTCAACGAAGCCGACCGATGCGGCGTGCCCACCGCCGTCTCCTGCCGCACTTGCGGCGGCTGGAGCGTGCTGTGACGCTGCAGCCCATCGACGGCTCCACCCCTGCCGTCCGGCCGCGCCGAGCCCGGCTCTCGGAGTCGGCCCGGCGGCGCCTGCAAGGCTCGGTGCCCGATGAGACGCTGCGCGCGTACGCCCGGGAGTGGCCTAGGTTCGTCGCCTGGTGCGCGGCCGAGGGCGAGCCGTCACAGCCGTGCTCCACGGACGCCCTGACGAACTGGGTGGCCGACCGGGCCGACCTCGGCCACTCGGTGTCGGCGATCAAGCAGGGCATCGCCGCCGTGGTGTTCTTCCACGACCAGGCCAACGTGGACGAGAAGCTGATGCCGGACACTGGCGACGCCTGGCGCATCGTGAGCCAGTACAAGAAGGAGCGGGCCGACGCCGGGTTCCGGCCGATGCAGGCCGCGATCGTCAACCCCGACGAGCTGCGGCGGATGGTGGCCACCCTGCCGCCCGGCCGCGTCGCCACGCTGCGGGACCGCGCCATCCTGACCGTCGGCATGTCCTCCTTCGCCCGGCGCTCGAACCTGGTCCGCTTCGACCGGCAAGACCTGGTCTTCCTCGACAACGGCGACGCCGACATGCTCAAGACCTACTCCAAGACCGACCAGGCGGCCGACGGCCACAAGGTCACCCTGCCCCCGGGCAGCCACGAGCTGTCCGACCCCGTCGGCGCGCTGCGAGCCTGGGTCGACGAGCTGGAGGCCCAGGGCATCACGGACGGCCCGCTGTTCCGACGCGTCTCCCGGTCCGACAACATCCTCCCGTACCGCCTGGACGCGTCGTGGGTGAACACGCTGGTGAAAAAGACAGCGAAGGCGGCCGGGCTCAAGCCACCGAAGAACACCCGGCACTCAGCACACACCCTGCGAGGCTCGGGCGCCTCGGCCGCATCCCAAACCGGAGCGTCGACCAGCGCCATCTGCGACCAGGGCGACTGGTCGAAGGAAGGCACGCAGGTACACATCTACGTCCGGCCGAAGGCGAAGGACAACGCCATGCGAGGAGTCCTGTGACTACACCCCTGATCGTTCCGCGTCCTCCTCGGACGGAGCCCGCCTGCTGGGAATGGGGTGTCACCGACTCTCTGCGATCCGCTGCTGGACGTCTCGGCATCCGCGACTTCAGGGGTTGCCTGGACCTGCTCGACCGTTGGCAGGATGAGCGGTGTGCCGTCTGCGGCCGAAGTACCGTACGGCGCGGTGAGGTTGTTGACCATGACCACGTAACGGCGCTTGTGCGCGGACTGCTGTGCCGCTCCTGCAACGGCCGCGAGGGGCACTCCGGCGATGCCCTGTTCGAGCAGTACCGCGAGCGCCCGCCTGCCGCCATCCTCGGCTTCAACGTGACGTACAACAGCCCGATCCACGGATGGGCCAAGCCAGAGCCCGAGGAGGAGGACGACCTCGACGCCTCACCGGTGTACGACCTGGCGAAGTTCCTTGCAAAGGGCGCATGACACCGGAAAACGGAAATCCGTTGAACCGTTGAACCGGGATACACTGGTCGTCCACCACGATCGAGAGGGCGACCAGTGGTAACCAGCAGGTCCCGCAAGAGGCGCTACCAGCAGGAGCTGCAGCCCGCCGTACCGGCGCCGGAGCCCCAGCCGGAACCCGCGCCGGAGCCGCCCCCGGCCGACGAGGCAGGGCTGCAGCTGGACATGGACCTGGACTTCCTCATGCCGCCGATGGAGCTGCTCTTCGCTGAGGGCGCGGTCCAGTCCTCCCCGCCGAAGACGATCACGCTCGGTCCTCCGCTGGAGGCCCACTGGAAAAAGTTCGCCATGGCCAACCCCGACATGAAGGTGTTCGCCAAGTTCGTCCGGGCGGCCGTGCGCGTCGCCGTCCGGGAGTGGGAGGCGTCGGCGGAGGTGGCACGCGAGGAGATGCGCCGCGTCGGCGTTCCCGTGCAGCCGGAGACGGGCCCGCTGGTCCAGGCCCTCCGTGAGGAATACCGGATGGTCGCTGCCGAGATGGAAGAGGATCGCAGGGCCGCCCGCGAGATGGGCTGACCGCGTTTTCATCGTTCTCTTACCTGTGCTGCCTCCTGCAGAGGCCCCCAGGGGATGAAGGGCCTGCTCCCAGGGCCCTGTTCCCTCTCTGCAGGAGGCTTCTCGTGTTCGTGGTCGTCCAGAACCACTCCACCCGCGTGACCGACGCCGACGCCGCCCTGATGGTGCGCGCAGTGGCCCATCAGGTCCGCTACGACGTTGCCCCGGCGTGGGGCTCCAAGACGGCCAGCGTCGTGTTCCTGCCCAAGGGGGCGGCCGTCCCGGCCGGGTCGTACGCGATCGGCCTCTACGACACCGCCGACCAGGCCGACGCGCTCGGCTACCACTCCGAGGAGGCCGACGGCACGGTCTACGGCAAGGTGTTCGCCTCGCCGGTCCTCGACAACGGCGGCACGGTCCTGGAGGGCGAGCTGTCCGTGGCGGCCGTCCTGAGCCACGAGGTCCTGGAGACGTTCGTCGACCCTCACGTCCAGCTGTGGGCCTCCGACGGCGGCGACGGCTTGTACGCCTACGAGGCGTGCGACGCGGTCGAGGACGGCGCGTATATGGTGCACGTCGGCGGCAAGCAGGTCTCGGTCTCCAACTTCGTGTTGCCCGCGTACTTCGACGCCCAGGCCCCGGCCGGTACCCGGGTCGACTACCTGGCCCAGCTGAAGCGGCCGTTCGAGATCAGCAAGGGCGGCTACGCGGTGAAGATCACCCTGGGCCGCGACACCAAGGTCGACCAGGTCTTCGGCGAGCGCTTCCCCGAGTGGAAGAAGGCCTCGAAGCAGCACCCGCTGGCGCGGCTGGCGCGCCGGGCGCACAGCTCCTGACGGCAGGCAGCAAGCAGGGCCCCTCTCCCGGATGGTGGCGAGGGGCCCTGCTTGTTTCATGAGCGACGACAGCCACTACAGCGGACATGGCGGCGGAGTCCGCAGGCACCGCATCTGCTGTTCGGGGGCGTGGCTCTCCGGCCGTGAGGCCGAAGTGGGATCAGTATGCACCCGGTCGGGTGACATTTTCTCAGCTCTCGCGAGAATTCTCCGAGTTGGCATATGCCAACTCTTAGCGCTCCGGCGGGAGTTGCTCCAGCAGCCGTATGGCCACGTCGACCGCGTCGCCGCCGTCGGCGGCCACCAGGGCCTTGGGCCGGTTCACCGCGAGGTAGTTGTGCAGGCGCTGCAGGGCCGCCACGGCGCCGTCGTGGAGGGCGGTGGCGGGATCGGCCGCCGGGGGCGGCGGGAAGGCCCCAGAGCCGCTCACGGCACCCTCGCGAACGGGTCGGCCGCGTCGGTCGGCTCCAGCTTGTCGAGGTTCCTGTTCTCCCATGCCAGCCGCAGCTCGATCGACTTCGCCACAGACTGCGAGGCGTGCGGGCCCAGGTGGCCCTCGACAACCTCGCAGGAGTGGATCGCGAACTCTCCGGCGACCGGCTCACGGCAGGTCCGCTCGGGAAAAACGGGGAGACGTACCTCGGTACGGACGGGCTGCTTCTTACGGGGCGGCATGGTGGGCTCCTCTCTCCACCCCCTGGAGCCCCGGCAGCCCCTGCAGACAGCGAGTCGTCAACCGGGCATATGCCGGATCGGAAGAGAGACTTCTCTCTCGCGAGAATATGTCATAGCTTCCTTCTTGTCGGCACGCTCCGTGATCAACCGGCTACGCATGATCACGCTGCGTTGCCCTGCTCCGGCCCGTCCGGACCGGAGACCTTCGCACAGGAGGACAGCAATGGACGCATCCGGTAAGGCCACCACCGACCTCTACGACCGCAAGATCGAGGGCCCCTTCTCGGCCCTCTGCGGCGGCGGCCAGGACAACGACGGCAACATGGAGGACTGCATCGAGATCGCCCCCCTCGTCGGCGGCGGCTACGCCGTCGGTGACACCAAGCTCCAGGGCGACTCGCCGCAGCTGCGCTTCTCCGAGGCCGAGCTGACCAAGTTCGCCCGTGGCTGGCTCGCCAAGAACGACGACGCCCCGAACGCCACCGCCTGACGCTCCACCCGGCATGACGGGGCACCCGCGCCCGACGGCGGGCGCGGGTGCCCCTCCCGCACCTCTACCGCAGCCACTCCGACAGGAGACGCCCAATGCCTCTCTCCGACCTGGTGGAAGATGTACCCGACCTCCTGGCCGCCTGGCCCGCCAAGCCTCGCGTCCACCACCACGACCCCAGCGCCTTCCGCGACCTGCTCACCCTCAACGAGGCCAACGACCTGATCGACAGCGAGTGCATCCCCGCGCACAACGTCGTCCTCGTCGCGCCCGACGGCACCCTCGTCGACCGCCGCTCCTTCGTCGCGGGCGACATGCCCCACCCCGGCACCCTGCGAGCCCACCTCGACAACGGCGGCACCGTCTCCCTGCGCAAGCTGGAGAACATGCGCCCGCCCCTGTCCCGCCTGCGGGCCGACATCCAGGCCGAAACGGGCTGCCGCACCCACATCAACGCCTACATGACCCCACCCGGCTGCCAGGGCTTCCGCTACCACTACGACCCCTACGTCACCCTCATCGTCCAGCTTGCCGGACGCAAGACATGGCCGGTACACGAGCCGTTCGTCGAGAACCCCGTACGCGAATGGGGCAACTTCATCACCCGAGGCTTCACCAACGAAGAGCACCACTTCCTCGCCAACACGCCTCCGGCCGCCAGCTATACCCTCGCCCCCGGCGACGTGCTCTGGCTGCCTCGGGCCTACGTGCACTCCCCCTACACCGAGGGCGACGAGACGTCCCTGCACCTGACCTTCGCCCTGGCCGCGCGCACCTTCCACTGGCTGGCGCAGCAGATGGTCGACGAGGCTCTCGCCCACGCCCTGGCGGACCCTGCCCTGCGCGAGGAAATCACCCCCTCCAGCCTGCTGGCCGACCCGGCCCCGGCGATGGACCGCATGCGCGAGTACCTCGTCGGCGCGCTGCATCTGGTGACGACGGACGACGAAATGTTGCCCATTGTCCGCAACGCAGTCCTGGCGACGGACTAGCCTGCTGCCGTGAAGCACTGGCATGCCTACTCGTACACCGGCCGTACCTACACGGACGCGATGATCCGGCAGAAGAAGGTCCCAGACAGCTACCCGCCGATCGAGATCAAGCACTGGCTGTCGAAACCTCGCAAGCACGTGGTGGAGACCTTCACCGAGATCGCTCCGATGCTCGCGTGGCTGGAGAGCGAGATGACCCCGATGCCGCCCCGGGACGAAGAGTTCTTCCCTCTGAAGGAGCGTCTGGAGTACTCGCGCCAGTGGCTGTCGCTGGGGGATGACGTGGTGTACGGCTACTACTCGGTGGGGGCGGGGCCGTGGGTGTCCCGTGCGCTGATCTTCTGCCCCCGGCGCAAGATGACTCCCCATGAGGAGCCGCCTCCCCCCTGTCCCCTGGGCACGTAGCCCCCTCAGGCGACCCCGCCCGTGCGTCTCATCCCCGTGGCGCATGGGCGGGGTCTTTCGTGTGTGCATAGAGAGGCGGGACCCGGGTACGCGCTCCCCAGGTCCCGCCGACTTCTCCCCTCCCCCCCCCGGAGTTGCCCGGCGGGACCGTCAAGCCTGTCCCGGCGGCTCGGGCATCGTGAAGGCGCCCATGCCCTTGATGGCGTCCTCGTGCCAGGTCCGGCGCTGGGGGCCGTTGGCCTGGATGAGCGCGACGACCTCGGCGAACCACTGAGCCGGGGTGAGGATGGCCTTGCCTTCGCCGCACAGCCAGCAGACGGGTGTGCCGGGGGCGCCCATGTGGCGGGCGATGCTGCCCCACCAGCCGAGGGCGACGGCGCGGGCGCACTCGCTGCAGGCGACCAGCTCTTGGCCGTCAGGGGGGTCTGTGACGAGGGCGCCGTCCTTGGCCACGAGGGCGCCGGTGCCGAGGTCGATCACGGGGCCGTCGCCGCGCGCGCTCATCCGGCGCAGGGCGTCCTGCAGCTCGGGCGGGAGGTCGTCGAGGTCGAGGGGCTCGTCTGGCTCGGTGCTTCGCATGTGGGGGAGCGTAGCGAAACGGGGCGCGGCGCTGCTGGCCTTCGCTGTGGCGGCCGTGGCAGGATCGGGGTATCCGCCAGCGGCCCGCCAGCCGCCGAACCCTCCTGCAGCACCCCAGGCCATCCGGCGTTCCCACCCTCTTGAGCAACCTTACAAAACCTCGCGCAGGCCCACCCACCGGCCGGTGGCTGAGGTAGAAACGCGAAGTGCGGGACGGCGCCGCGCGCGCTTTCCCCTAGTGGGTGGTGGCCTTGCGAGGTTTTGTAAGGTTGACCTCTCGGGCAGGGACGGCAGGATGAGGAGGTGTGGATCCCTTGACGCTGCTCGACGACTGGCTGGCCAACGCGCCCCTGCGCCCCTCGACACAGATCGAGTACCGGCGCGAGGTCAAGCGCTGGCTCACGTGGTGCGCCTCCCGGCGCCCGCAGGCCGTCGACCCCTACCACGTCGGCCCCGAGCACGTCGCCCGCTGGGCCTACGAGGACCACCTGCGGTACTACTTCGGCGACGTCCCCTTCACCGGCCCCGAAGCCCTCGACGTCCTCGTCGCCGAATACCCCGAGGTCGCCAAAAGCCACGACCGGCGCATCACCGCCCTCGTCCAGTACTACGAAGCAGCCCAGGACCGGGGCCTGGTCCTCACTCCCCCGCACCTGTACGACCTGCGCTCCGGCATCGACCGCGACACCGGCACACCCCAACGCCTCGACGCCCGCGAACGCGCCGCCTTCCTCAAGGCCGTCGGCGCCTGGGGCCCCCACCGCAGCCAGCACCACCAGCGCGACCAGCTCCTCGCCTACCTCCTGCTCGCCGGGCTCCGCCCCGCACAGGCCGTACGCCTCGACATGCGCCTCATGAACGAACAGCCCGACGGCAGCTGGCACTGCCGCGTCCCCGACGACCACGACGGCCCCGGCCGCCCGATGGACCTCGACCCCCTCGTCGGCGACGCCATCCGCGACTACCTCCCCCACCGACCCACCCCCAAGCCCGGCGAATGGGCCCTGCTCCTCTCCCGCACCGGCCGCCCCCTCTACAGCCGCTTCCCCAACGAACTCGTCCGCGCCATCGCCGACACCAACTCACGCCTCGCCCAACGCCCCCGCCCCGTCACCGCCGACGCCGTCGCCCACACCGGCCTGTTCGACGAACCCCAGGAGAACCCGTGACCACCACGCCCGAAGACCTCGCCGCAGAGAACGCCCGCCTGCGCAGCGAGCTGGAGGCCGCCCAGGCCCTCGCCGCCGACGCCACCGAGTACCGCGTCCCCGTCCCCGAGAACGGCGGTGAGGAGCTGCTCGTGCGGCGCCAGGCGCTCGTGCACGGCCCCGGCTGGGCCGTGAGCACCATGGCCCGGGGCGGCGGCCGGGCCTGGACCACCGAAGGCTGGCAGGAAGGCATCAGCGCCCTGTCCGTCGACCGGCTGTTCTGCTGGCCCGATCCCGCCACCGCCATCAGCGAAGCACGCCGCGCGCTGGCCGAGGTGCTTCAATAGCCTCCACACCGGGCCGGGGAGGTCCCGGGCAGGAGGGGTGGGGAACTCATGCGCAGAGTGGGCCTGTTGCTGGCGGCCGTCGCCACGGTGTGCGCCGCCACGGCGTGCAGCAGCGGTTCGGGTGACGGCAGCAGCAAGGACGCGTCGGTCTCGTACGGGGCGCAGTCCTGCTCGGACTGGACGGGACGCCTGGGGGACAGTGAGCGCTGGGATGCGGCCGAGGAGCTGCTGACCAGTGCCAAGGGGACCGACGGCACCGAGGGTGACCGGGCTCCGGCGACGAGCAGTATCGAGGCGTTCGAGAAGGGGCTGACCGACTCGTGCGACCGGGGCTCCAGTGATGACCTGCTCGCCACGGTGGCCGACGACCTGTACTCCTCGGACCGGGCGTTCTACAGCTACTGAGACGTGAGCAGGGCCCGGGTGAGCCGTCACGCTCATCCGGGCCCTGCTGGTTTCACTCTATCGGCCTAGCTCAGAAAATGTCTGGGGTGGTCAGGGGGTGGTCGTCTTGGCGGCCTTGCGCAGGCGGGAGGCGTAGGTCTCATCGACGTTGAGGAGTTCGCCGAGGAGCTTGTTGGTGATCTTGATGTCGTACGGGCTGGAGAGGGTCTCGACGTCGGCGACGTACTGGGCGGCCACGTCGAAGGGGCGGCCGTCGGCCGGGGCGGTGGGCAGGAGGCGCAGGAAGGCGTTCAGCTCGTCGTCCGGGACGATCTCGCGGCGGGAGTCCCGGTAGACGGTGGTGGTGATCTTCGGGAGGGGCTTGGCGGCGGGCAGGAGGCTGTCGGTGGTGAAGAGGGCGGTCGCGCCGCAGATCTCGTGCCGCTTGTGCGCCGGGGTGGGTGCGGCCGGGGCGTCGGTGGTGAGGTAGCCCTCCCAGGCGCGCGGGACGTTCCGGCCCTTGTCCTTGCGGCGGTTGGCCTCGGTGCGGATGACGTAGTCCTGGGGCTTCTCCCAGAGCTTCACCAGGCGCCAGACGGTGAAGGTGCTGAAGGGGGCCAGCAGCCACCAGGCCAGGCGGATGACCGGGAGCGGGGCGGGGCGCAGTCCGGCGGCGATCTGAGCGGCGCGGCGGGCGGCCTTGGCGTCGCGCAGGCGGCCTCGCAGCATCATCTCGTGGCCGAGGATCCAGACGGCCGGTGCCATGCCGTGGAAGCCGACGGCGGTGGGGTGGGGCCAGGCGGCGCGCAGCTGCAGGCCGAAGGTGGCCATGGAGAAGGCGGCGACGATGAGGCGGATGCCCCAGGCGGAGCGGCCTGCCTTGATCTCGGCGACGGCCTTGCGGGAGTAGGCGAGGATCGCGACGTCGGCGAGGGCGGCGGCGACGGCGGCCTGGTGGTTGGTGTAGCCGACGGCGACGGCGAGGTCGTAGAGGGTCTGGTAGCCGAGGTAGAAGCCGCCGAGGGCCAGGAGGTAGATGAGGCCGTCAGTGGTGAGCTTGTCCCAGTCGGCCTGGGCGGCGCGGGTTCTCCAGGTGGTCCCGCTGCGGGACATCGCGGCTTTGGTCACGGTAGGCTGGGTGGCAGACATGTTCCCTCGTGCTCCTGTGTTCCTTTAGGCGGGAAATCCGGGGCGATGGCCGTGTCGCTTGCAGCGCCTCCGATGGGGTCCGTAACGGGGACTTTGTCGGGGGCGCTGTTTCGTTCAGCTGGCCTTGGCCTGGATGGTGTGGCCTTCGATGGCGGGCTTGGTGCGCTTGTGGATGGCCTGGTACAGCTCCTCGCGCTGTTCGGCGGGGGCCTGGATCATCGCGTAGAGCGGCTCGACGAGGTCACGCATGCCCTGCAGGACTTCCGGGCTCATGTACGCGGGGACGTCTTCGGGTTCCAGGTCCCTGGTGCGGGAGCGCCAGTTCAGCTTGGCGAGGTCGATGTCGCGCCTGCTCTTGAGGATGCGGTTGAACTGGGCGCGCCACTTGTCGAATCCCCGGCCCTGGGCGCGCATGGTGTGGGTGGCGGTCTGGCCCTCGGCGAGGGTGAGTTCCGATCCGTCGAGGACAAGGTCTTCCAGGAAGCGGTCGACCTGCAGGAGCCGGGCGCGGAGCTTGCCCACCTCGTGGAGGGCGATCATGGCCGGAGTCATGGGGACCTCGGTCATGTCGACGTTGAACGGGTCCGGGTCGCTCGTCCTGCGCCCGCCCTGCGGGGGCGTCTTGCTGGCGGCGGACATGGCGCCTCCTCTGTTTGTGGCGGTCAAACGGAACACCCCCACTCTATAGCAACTATTGGCGCGCTGCAAGAGTGGGGGTGTTCGGCCCAGGTCAGAGGCTACTTCTGCTTGGTCTCCTCGACGAGGTTGAGGATGCTGGCCACGACCTGGACCGGGGCCTTGTTGCCGTCGTGGACCAGCTCGTCGACCTGGTTACGGAAGTCGCGCAGCGTCGTAACATCCTTCTCCAGGTCGGCCGCGTCACCGCTCGTGGCCTTGAAGGCGTTGAGCAGCTCGCTCAGCGGCGCGGCCACCGAGACGGGCAGGCCGGAGAGGTCGACCAGCGGCTCCTGCTTCTTCACCGGCTCGGCCGCGCGGGGGGCGGGCACCGGGGCGGTGTCGGCAGCGGCCTTCTTCGCCGGGGCCGGGGTGGTCTTCTTCGCCGGGGCCTTCTTGGCGGCCTTCTTCGCGGCCGTCGCCGTCCGCTTGCGGATGGCCTCGGGGCTGGTGCCCGCGATGCCGTGCTTCCTGCTGCGGTGGACGGCCAGCGCCGGGGGGTGCGTGGTGTTGAAGGGGTCCTTGACGTCCGGGTCCGCCTCGCACTCCGGGCAGACGCGCACCGGCTTGCCGTCCTGCTGGGCGGGAGCCTGCTTCTCCGGCTCCGGCTTCGGATCCGCCTTGCCCTGTGCGCGCTCGTGCGCGGCCAGCGCCGAGAGGAAGCCCCTGTCGGAGAGCACCTTCTGCAGCTGCGGCGGCGCCCAGCGGTTGGTCAGGGGCAGGACGATCTGCTGGCCCTTCTTCACGTTCGCGCCGGGCGGCGTCAGCTTGACGCTGGTGTCGCTGCAGACCACGTCCCAGCCCATGTCGTCGGCGTCATCCATGACGCTCTGGTAGTGGCTGGGCAGAGCCTTGGTGGCGGTGGTGGTGGCGGTGCTCATTCGAGCTGTTCTCCTGACTGCTCCGGTCTGGCGGGACTCTAGAGCGTGGTGGGTGTGCTGGGGCGGAGGCCGAGGCGAGCGGCGTGGCGGGCCGTCCCGACAAAGGTGACCACCTCGGTCGCTTCCCAGCCGACTGCGGGCAGTTGCGGCATGAACCGCTTGTGCCGGTCGACGTATTGCAGCGTCATATGGGCCGTCCAGCCGTGCTCACTGGGAAGGCGGTACCCGTATCGCTCCAGGTAGTCGGCCAGACTGACGTGCATCTGTACCCCGCCAGGTATATCGGGGTGAGCCCACAGGACGTGCTGGTCTTTGTAGGCGTTGTTGAACGTGCCAACGCCTCCGATGTGGATCGTAACTGCCTTTTGCCGCATTGCCCAGGCCGAAACCAGTTGGGGCAGCAATGCCAGCTGCTCCTTGGTGTAGTCGGCCGCATTGCCCAGGTACGCCAGAGTGATATGCAGGTCATCGACCAATTGCCCGCCGTGCAGGGCGAGTTGCTCGGCCACCTCGGGCGGTGGAACGAACGCAACCATCACGCCATCGCCGTTCGCAACGGCAGCCGCCTGCCGCTGCAGCAGGCGCTCCTCGGCCTCGGTCAGTTGCAGGGAGGCGGTGTGATGCGTCGGCTCGGTCCACTCCTCGTCGGGACCGTGGACGGCAGGATGCTCGATATGAGGGCCGTTGTAGCCCCACTCGTTGATGTCGTTGCCGTCGGTGTGGACGTGCTTGGCCGGGACGGTGGCCTTGAGGACCGGCCAGTCTTTCGAGGGGTCGTCTGGATGCATGCCGTGCTCGCGGGCGTACTGGGAAGACGTGCTGACCCAGTCTCCGGTGCGGATGTGGCTGACACCGTGTGGGACTGAGCGGTAGATGGTCACTGGGGTGTCCGGCTTCCCCTTGGTCCGGTGGACGGCCGCCAGGGATTCCTCGTGGGGCTCCCCAATGCTGCCCCAGTCGGGGTTGTCGAGGTCCTCCTGATTGAAGGCGCCCCCCTCCCCGCTGGGGTGGGTCGGATCGTGTAGCGGAGCATTGTGAGGGCCTGGAGCCCGGTGCATCATCTTGCCGTCGTCGTCCACGGAAGCAGTCTGCTGCAGGTTTGCCGTCCGGAAGAAGTCCGTCAGGCCGGACAGGCGCTTCTGGGCGGCCTCGTAGTTGTGGGGGCCGATGTGGCCGATGAACAGCCGGTGCGCGCTCTCGGGCGAGGTGGGGTTGCCGTCGGCGTCCTCGAAGCGGTGGGTGACGCGGTGCAGGAAGTCGGCGCGGGACGAGCGCCAGCCGCCGTTCTCCCACTGCCCTCCGTTGAGGGCGTGGTCGTACTTGTGCTGCTCGCCGCGTGCGAGGCGGTCGATGGTGTTGAGGGTCTTCTCCTGGACCTCGGGGTGGAGGCCGTCGAAGTCCTTCTCTGCGCCCTTGTGGAACTCCACCGGCAGGGAGCCGCCCTCGTGGCTGGCGCCCAGGCGCTGCTCGGCGTCGGCGACGTTGTGTCCGGCGTAGCCGACGTGGAGGGTCTTAGTGTCGGGGTCGGTGCGGTGGACGACCTGGTGGCCGCCGGAGGTGATGGCGGCGTGCCAGCCCTCCAGCGGGTGGGAGAGCGGGTAGCTGGTCACGCCGGAGCGGCCGTGCTGCAGGGCGGTGATGGTGTCCTGCACGTGGCGGGCGCCGCCTCCGAGGCGGTCGAGGTCGCCCTGCAGCTCCGGGTGGCGCTCTACTTCTGCTGCTGCGCGGACACGGCGGCCCGGTGCCGCAGCTCGTTCAGGCTGACCGGGCTGCGGTCGCTGGCCGTCTCGTGCCGGTGCAGCAGCTCGGCCTCGATATCCGGCGCGATCAGCTCCGGGGTGGTCGGCAGCTCGTCCTGCGGCAGGGTCGTTTCGTGCATGGTCCCCTCCATGGGAGGCATCGTACGCGCCACGGAAGTGGGCGACGGCGTTGAACTCGGTCATGCTGCGGTCTCCAGGTCCGTGGCGGCGGTCCCGTCGTGGGCGTGTTTCCAGTCGATGAGCTGCTGCAGCGGCTTGCCCGGGGCCTTGTCGAGGGCCTTCCAGGTCGCGTTCGCAGGATCGTAGAGGCCCGACCCCTCGGGGCCGAAAGCGCTGTGGCGGTCAGCGTGGAGGTAATCGTACAGCGCGGCGCCCTCGCGCTCGCGGACTTCGTCGGGCAGCTCGGCGATGGCCTTGATGAGCTTCTGCAGGGCGTCGAAGACGTCCCAGGTGGACTCGGGCAGCTTCTCGGGGCCGAAGTCGTCGGGGACCTCGACCGGCTCGACGGCCCACTCGTCGCGGGTGATGTCGTAGGCGGCATAGGGCTTGAGTGCCTTGATGTCGTACGAGCCCGGGTTGACGTACCAGGTGGATTCCCAGGGACCGGTCTCTTTGCCGTCCGGGCCGGGGAGCATGCGGGCGTCGTCGTTCAGGCCCTCGCGCAGCTCGTCGGTGAGCTTGGCGTCGACTGCATCATCGGGCTCGCCGGTGAAGTGGTCGACGTGGTAGTTGAGGGCCTCGTGGTCGACGCCGATGAGGATGTCGAGGTCGTTGTTGCCATACCAGTGGGAGGCCTCGGAGCCGGTGAGGTAGACGCGGGCCCAGGACTGCCAGGAGTCGCCGTACTTCGGTGTCCAGAAGCTGTTGAGCAGGCTCAGGAGGTGCTGGCGGACGATGGGGTGCATGCGGCGCTGCTCGTCGAACAGGCGCGGGTCCAGGCCCTTCTCCCCCGGCGCGAAGAAGTGGTCGCGGGGCAGCCATTCGTGGTGGTGCTTGTAGGGCTGGGTGTTGTCGGGGACCGGGGTAGCGCCGTGGCCGCCGTCGGTCAGTCGGCCATCGCAGGCGGCATCATCCGGGCTGTTGGCGGGGACGGTGCGGCCACCGTCGCAGTGGTAGCACTCGAAGCCGGTGTCGTGCTCGCCGGTGCCGCCGCAGCAGGGGCACGGCTTGGTCGCGGCGGCCTGGCGGCGGATGGGCTCGCCGTGGACCTCGACGGCGTCGCCGGTGCCGGTGCGCCACTCGTGCTTGTCGCCGCCGGGGAAGCCCTGGGCGCCGGGCCGGGGGCGGAGGTGCAGGACAGCGAAGTTGGAGGGGTCCTTCTTGGCGAACGCCTCGCGATCGTTGGAGGTGAACAGGACCGACGGCTTGCCATTGCCGGACCACTCGCGGGCTCGGGAGAACGCGCCGTACTCGTCGTGGCGTTCCTCGACGTTGGGGTCTCGTTCCCAGCCGGTGCCGACCTCTCGGCCGTCCTTGGTGACGCCGAAGTTCTTGTGGATGGTCGGGTGGGGGGTCCAGCCCTTTTCCTTGGCCTCGGTGTAGGTGGCGAAGCCGGGCTCCAGGCGCTTGCCGCGCCTCATGGAGTCCTGCGCGTATTCGTTGTGGCCGCCGGATACGCCGTGTTCGAACGCGTCGTGGAAGGGCTTCTCGGCGCCCTCGGCGTTCTGGGCTGCGCGGTGCAGGTCGGCGAAGGTGGTCTTGCCGTTGAGGTGGTCGTGGTATTCGTGCAGGGCGTCGAGCATGCTGTGGGCGTTGTCTTCGCGGTGGGTCATGGACAGCCACTCAGGGGTGCCGCCCAGGCCGTGGCCGCGCCTCTGACCGAGTTCGTCGCCGCTCCTGAGGCCGTGGGCGGCGACCCCAGCGGCGTCGGTGGTGGTGTGGTACAGCTTCTGCGGCAGCGGCTGCCAGCCCTTGCCCTCCGAGTGCTGGCCAGTCCAGTCGTCCCGGGTGTCCTCGCGGGCGTCGCCGGTGTAGCCATGCTCGCGGGCCTGCATGTAGTCGAGGTGCCCGAGGGACAGGCCGCGCCGGACGCGGCTCTGGTGATCGGACCAGTCCTCGCCCTCCCCTCGCGCGAAGGACTCCGCCCCAGCGACCGTGGTGAGGGTAGCCATAGTCCGACCGCGCTGGACTCGCTTGCCGTCGGCGTAGCTCTTCCACCAGGCCTTGCCGTCGGGCGTGCGGTCGCCGTGATCTATAGGCGTGCCCGGGTGGCGGCGCTGCATTTCGTCCATGAGGGCGGAGCCGACGCCCTTGCGCTGGTGGTCCTCGTGAGTCTTCAGCTCATGGACAGTGATCTTGTTGTTTTTGCGGCGGGGCACCTGGTAGTCGAGGAAGCCCATTTCTTCGCCGGTCTCGGGGTGCAGGGCTTTGAGCTTGATCCTTGTCGGCCAGATCGAGCTGCCGGTGTCGGTCTCCTCGTGCTCAAAGTCGGGTGTGAGGGCGGCCTGCCGGGAGATGCTGTGGCGCTGCTCGATGCCTGCGCGGTCGGGGTGCCAGCGCAGCCAGTTCGTGGCGTCCTCGTGGCTCAGCTCGTGGGGCTTGACCCAACCGTCGCGCACAACGCCGTCGGTCATGATGGCGTTGCTGTGGGCGTCGCTGTGCTCCTCGGGGGCGTCCCAGTCGACGTCGTCGAGGTCGTGGCCGGGGTAGTTGCTGTAGTGGTTGCCCGTTGCATGCTCGTGGGCGGCGACCGCGTGGGGGTCGGCGCCGTGCCACGGGGGCGGCATCTTGGCGTCACTGGCCGGGGCGTCGTGGTGGCCGTAGTCGATGTGGCCGTTGTTCTGGACCTCGGCGTGCTGGCCGACGGGGTGCCACTTCCAGTCGGGGTGGGTGCGCTCGGGGTGCATCGGGATGGGGTGCCCGTGGGGTTCGTCCTGGCCGTGCCAGACGTAGGCGCCGTCGATGTGGACGTGGCTGCCGGGCTTGAGGCGGACTTCGGCCTCGTGGTCCATGGAGCGCGTGCGTCCGTCCCAGGACGGGTGGGAGCGGGGGATGGTCTGTGCGGCCGGGTCATCGACGCGGCCCTGCCAGAACATGCGGCGCTGGCCCTGGCCCGGGGGCGGGGTGAAGGCGGAGTCGGGGTTGACGCTCCAGTGCAGGCCGACGCCGGAGTGCTGCAGGGCGTCGTGGGGTGCGCCCTCGCGGGCCTCTCCGCGCCAGATGGTGGTACCCGGGACGGGGTTCTTGGCCAGCTGCAGGGCGCGGTGTCGGTGCTCAATGAAGTCCGGGTGGCCGAGGGCGTCCTCCTGCTCTGGCGGGAGCTGGGGGCGCGGCGAAATCTCGCCTGCAGCCCGCTGGAAGAAGCCGATCGCGCTGATGTCCGTCATCCCTGCACCTCCAGCCCTTCACGTCGGTGAAGAGCTGGTGGACATGGGAATGGGAGAGCCCCCCGGCGGTACCTGTCCGGGGGGCTTCTCGTGTCTCGTGAGACGTTTTAAGTAGTGGTCAGTCCCGCCAGACTCCACCACACCCCGGCGCCATCCAGCCGACCTGATCGGTCAGTCACCGGGTGGCACGTTGAGGCACGCCTGCCAGCTGCAGTGCTTACGCCGCAGCCCTTATTCACGAGACGACGCCATCGTGCCACGGAGTTTTCCTCTCGGGCAAGGCAGCCATTCCTGCTCAGCGGCGATATCCGGACCTTGTGCGACCGAGACCTTGATCCCAGCCCTGGCGTCCGGTACGGGTGCGCGTGAAGGATCGCAGAGCGTCCAGGCGGCCCTGCATGTCCTGGTCAGGCATGGCCAGGTCAGGGGTGCGGGCGCTGGATCCGTGCAGGCCGCCCATCATGGCGCCAGTGGGCATGGCGCCGTTGAGCATCTCCTTGTAGCCCTCGATCCAGTCGCCGATGAGGGCGAAGGTTGTGATCATGATCGCATCGGCGATGTCCTTGGTCTGGACGGGGCCGATGGTGGGGTGATCGACGCGGTTAATGCCGGGCTTCTTCTGGAGGAACTTCAGCTCCAGCATGCCCTCTTCGTGCTCGGGCGCGTGGACGAGGCCCATGTTGATCGCGGCCTTGAAGGTCTCGGCGTAGCGCCAGTTGAGCTGGTTGGTGGCTGTGCGCTCCCAGATGTTGACCTTCTTGGGCAGGCGCGTTCTGGCGGTCCGCTTGACGAGTGACTGGATGGATCCGACCGACTGGTACTGGTCGAAGGTGAAGTCCTCGGGGGCGAAGGGGACGATCATGTCGTCCCAGATCCAGTCCTCGACCTCCTCGTAGTCGATGGTGTGGCCAGGAAAGTCGGCCGGATCGAAGTAGTGGATCTTGTCGAAGACGACGTGGGGGCGCCCCTCGGCGTCGATCTCTGTATGGGCGAGGGCGACGCCGAAGCGGCAGTTGACGGAGCTGGGGTCGGCGTGGCCCTTGTACGTGTAGGCAAGGATGCCCTGGGTGGTGGGCAGGATGAGCGGGCTACCGTAATCGGCGGGGCGCTCGTGCCACGGACCGAAGACGGATTCGACCTTGTCCGGATTGAGGTAGGCGTCCAGGACGGTGGCCCACTGGGCTCGGCGCTCGACGGCGAAAGTGTCGGGGTCGGCCTTCTCCAGTTTGCGCATCTCTTCGTCGAAGTTCTGGATGGCGCCCTTGAGGGGCTTGAAGCCGGGCGGGTCGCAGTCGACGTACTCGCCGTTGTCGCCGGTGAATCCCTCGGGGAAGAGGGGCAGCTCGTGGGCGATCTGCCAGTCGAGGTAGACGTCCCAGCTGGGGAGCTGGATCATCATGACGTTCGCGTAGGTGGGGGTGCCGTCGTCCTCGTAGCTGGTGGCGCGCAGCCAGTTGTCGTAGAACTTGCCGCTCATCTCCCATGGCGAGCTGGGCTCGACGATGAAGCCGTCCTTGCCGAACTGGTCGAGGGAGGGGGTGGAGGCGTCGTAGACCTCTCCGGCGGAGCGGTTGGCGCCTGAGTTGACGACGTGGGCCATCTCGTCGAAGCCGAGGATCATGGAGGCGGGGCCACGGCCTGCCATGACGGTGGATTCCTTGGGCAGGATGTGGAAGGTGGCCATGTCCATGGCGGTCTTGATGCCGCGCTTGCGCATGTCTTCCATGCGGATGAAGTCGTTCGGCGCGTAGACGGAGAGCTTCTCGCCGAGGCTGTCGGCGATGTACGGGGCGAAGCACGGGCCGCCGGTAACGACGTTGACGAGGTCGCGCCACAGGTTCTGCTTGGCCTGGTCGCGCTTACCGGCGAAGATCAGCACGGCGAGCTTCTTGTCGCGGTCGACGCCGTAGAACTCCTGGGGGTCGCCCTTGGCCATGTAGCACCACAGGACGTAGGCCATGGCCAGGGCGCTGATGTGGCCCTTGCCTGCGCGGCGGCCCATGACCAGGAGGATCTCTTTGAACCAGCTGTAGCCGAGGGCCTTGCAGGCGCGCATGCGGCCCAGGAGGTCCGGGGAGCCGGACAGGGGCATCTTGGGGGCGTCCTCGTTGCCTTCCAGCAGGGCCTGGGCGGCGATGGCGTCGAGGGCCTCGGTCATGATGCCGTCGACCTCGGCTGCGAGGGCGTCTTCGGGGCTGGTCTCGGCGAGTTCGGCGGCGCGGGCGGCGCGCTGTTCGTTGGAGGACTTGGCGGTGCGGTAGGACTCGTCCCACTCGGCGACGACCCGGTAGTCGTAGTCCGTGAAGAGGTCTTCACGCAGGAAGAAGACCTTCAGGAGAGTGGCCTGCCTCGGGTAGAGGTTCGGCCGGTTCAGGTACCTCTGCGAGACCACGAACGTAATCGGGTCGGGGACCTCCAGGCCCAGGAACAGCTGGTGGATCTCCGTCGGATCGAAGTTCGCCAGGGGCGAGTTGTCCTCGTTGTTCTTGCTGGTCATGGCGGCGGCCCTCCTCGCCCATTGGGGCGCCGGAGCGGCCTCTCACAGCAGCCAGCAACCGTTATCCGACCGTTACAAATGAGGTGCGGGCAGCGCTCCCGGCCGAAAACGGGCTCTTCCGGAGCCCCGTTCGTTCCCCGGCGCACCCCCGTCGCCGCTCCGGCCGCGCTCCGGCCGCCGAATCGCCGAAACAGGCTTCCTCAGCCCTCCCCCGGCCGCCGGGCAGGGGCTTTGACCTGGGGCTTCGCTCCCCTACTGTGGTCTCACCGGGTTGGCCAACCCTCCTTGTAGACACACGAGTTGAGGAGCCCGAGATGGCGAAGAAGAAGCTCACCGGCACGCTGACGGTCACCTTCAAGGTGAAGCAGACCGACGGCTCCGTCCCCGAGACGCTGGACGCCCTGGAGGAGTGGGTCGAGAGCGAGTGGGGCGGCCTGGAGGTCTACGTCGCCGACCCCGGCGAGGAGGACGAGACCGTGGTGGAGCTGGAGATCGAGAAGATCACGGTCACCACGAACTGACCCGGGCGCAGCGAGGCCCCTCCCCGGTGCTCGTCGGGGAGGGGCCTCGGGCTCTTGGGCTACTTCGCCGGGCTGGTCACCGACGGCTGGCCCTGGACGCCGGAGACCAGCGGCACGCCGTTGGCGCCGGAGGGGATGTAGACCACCGAGGAGTTCTTGCCGCTCTTGGCGATCTCCTTGAGGGCCTCGGTCATCTCGAACTGCACGTACAGCGGGGTCAGGGTCTTGGCGATCTCGTCCTGGGACTCGCGGATGCCCTTGGCGTTCTCGAACCGGATCTGGGCCTGCTGCTGGGCGACCTTGACCCGCTGCTGCTGGTTCTTGATCTGGATCGCGGTGACGGTGACGTCGTTGCTGGCCTTGATCCGGGCGACCGTGGCGGCGTTCTTGGCGTCGGTGACCGACTGGTAGCGGCCGAACGCCTTGAAGCCCGCGACGGCGCCCATGATGATGCCTATGAGCACCAGGAGGCTGACCAGGGCGTAGACGCCGATGCGGACCGGGCTGATGCCGTCGTTCTCGCGGCGCGTGTCGTACATGGGGTTCCCCTTTTTCAACGGTTCGACGGAAAAATGGATTTACGGTTTCCGGTGGTGGTTCGGGCAGACCTTGAGGTGGTCCAGGAGCCGGGCCAGGTACTCGGCCGGGTAGGCGGAGTTGCGCTTGCCGCCGCAGCAGGGCGTCTCGGCAACGGTGTGGATGCCGACGAAGCCGGTGCCGCTGGAGGTGAGGATCTCCAGGAACATGCGAACGCGGTCGACCTGCTCGCCGCAGTTCCCGCAGCCCTGAGGGATGATCGCGACGGTGACGCTGTCGTCGTCCCAGTCGCGCAGGCGGCTGTCCTTCATCGGCGGCCCCCGCGCGACAGCTCGTACCAGCGCCAAAGCTGCGCGGTGCTGTACTTCACGTGCCAGTCCGGCATGTCGTCGTGGAGGTAGGGCAATCTGAGCCGCCTGACCAGGAATGCGCGCAGGTAGCTCATCAGTGGGGGTGGTCTCCGCGCGCGGGCTCCTCGGAGGCGATGACGCCCTGGGTGCCGAGTTCGAGGATGTCGCGGGTGACCTCGTGGACCTTCTGGTCGTGGTCGAAGGCCTTCTTCGCGACGCGCCCGGCGATCTGGATGTCGGGGATCTGGCGGCCGGTGAGGCCGCGCGCGAACCGGTCGTACTCGGCCTTCCAGCTGATGGTGATGGCGAACCCGAGCTGGTGGACTCGTTCCTTGGCCTCGCGCTCGAACTCCTCCTTGTCGAAGGCCTTGGCGGAGTAGCGGGTCAGCATGCTCTCGAAGAGGGCTTCCAGCTGGAGGATCTCGCTGTCGAGGATGTCGCCCTGGGCGGTCTCGCTGCGCTGGTGGACGCCGCCGTACTCGCGGTCGAGGAAGTCCGGGCCGGGGGCGGCAGCCGGGCTCTGGACGCCGGGCGGGAGGATGAGGCCGGACTGGTGGGGCGTGCTCACGAGGACTCCTTGGTTCCGTGGGAGGGGTGGTTGTCGAAGCCGAACGGCCGCAGGCGCACGACTCCCGGCGGGATGGACTCGTCGCAGACCACGGGGAACCCGAACAGATCGCCGGGGATCATCGGGCCGCCCAGGCGCCGCTCGGCCTCCCGGATGCGGAACCGGGACTTGAAGTCGTCCAGCGAGTCGGGGTGGACGGCGACCTCCTCGACAGGCTCCGTCTTCTTGACCGTCAGCTCTCCCCGGAGTCCGGGCTGGCCGGTGAGGGCGCAGCGGGTCTCACACGGGGAGACGACCTTGCAGGAGATGCACAGCCCGTTGTCTGCAGACGCAGCGTGCAGGTGCAGGGCGGCGCTGATGCGGGCCTGGGTGGCGGCGGCCTCCATGCGGATCTGCATGGCGTAGGTGGCGCCGTCCAGGAGTTCGTCGAGCAGGTCCTGGTGGGGGTCGCGGCCGTTGAAGGTCTGCAGGGGGCGGCCGTACCTCTGGATGCCCAGTGCCCGGCGCTCCATGATCTTGGCGGCCAGATTGTTGGCTCCGGCGCCAAGACGCGGGCTGGCCAGGATGTGTGCGATGAGAGCGTCCTGGACGTTCTCATCGCCCTCGGTGGGCAGGGGCTGGTCGCCGTCTCGCTGGCGGAGGTTCTCAGTCATCAGTGGTTGTCCAGCCAGAAGAGGAAGGCGCAGAAGCCAAGCCAGGCGATCGTGCAGATCGTGCGGCGGGCGTTGTCGGACACGGGTTCTCCTGTGGTGGTCAGGCGGCGGCGACGAGGGCGTGGCAGGAGTTGCAGCGTTCGGCTTCGTCGACCACGACGGCTCCGGCGATGTGCTGGAGGGTGGCGCGCAGCTTCCGCTTGTCGGGGTCCTGCAGGATCTTGGGGGCGTTGGCGGTGTTGGCGATGGCCAGCGTCATGTCGAGCAGGGTGGGTTCGTTGTTGCGGGAGAGCGCGACGGTGATGTCGGCGAGCGGCCTGACGGGCATCTTGTGCTCGGCGGCGACGCGGTGCAGGCGGATGATGCGGTCGCCTGCGACGGAGGTGTTGGCCAGGCGCAGCAGGTGCTGGGCGTCGTTGTGCAGGCGGGCGTCGGCGCGCAGGGCCTCGGCGGCGAGGCGTTCGCCGACCTTGTCGACGGAGACTCCCCGTGAGTCGATCTTGAGGGAGGGGTCGGGGATCTCGATCACCGTGGTGGTGTCCTCGTGGAAGAGGATCGGCGCGACGATGGGGGCGAGGTTCTGCCTGCGGTTCTGGCGGAAACGCAGGCCGCCCTGGATGCCGTCCTCGACGTGGTGGGCGAGGACGTCCAGGTGCAGTTCGTCGGGGGTGATCCAGGCGTCCAGCACGGTGGAGGAGGCCGGGTAGAGCCGGTGGGCGATGCGGACGAACTCCTCGGCCTCCAAGCGGGGCTTGGTCGGCTTGCGGACGTCGGTGATGCCCCGGTCGTTGTAGGTGATCGTCACCTCGCCCTCCGCGTGGGTCATCCGCATGTTCATCACGAAGTGCCGTTCCTCGGCGGTGATGCGGCGGAAGTACGCGGTGGGGATTTGGTAGAAGGCGCAGAGCAGCTCGATGGCCTGTTCGTCCAGGGTGATCTCGTGGTCGCCGAGGAGGATGGAGGGCTCGTGCTTGGCCTCTCGGGGGAAGTCGACCGAGGGGACGCAGGCGTCGGAGGTCCACTCGCGGTCGCGGTTCTTCCAGGCGAGATCGAGGTCGGCGAGGGTGGTGGTGGATGGCTCGCGGAGGTGCATGACGGGCTGTTCTCCTCTGGCGGAAGGAGTGGTGGTGGTTTCCGGCTGGCGGACCAGAGTTTTTTACATTTGTTGCTGGTTGCTTTGTGCCATGGCGAGCAGCACGGGATTTCTGCTGAGCGCCTGGGCGAAAGCCTGCCGGTTCTCTGGCGGGATGAACTCGACAGCGGTCTTCATGTACTCCATGAGGATTGCGCGCCACTTCTTGTCGTCCAGCCCGCCCTCGACAGAAGCGTCGATCTTCTGCTTGAGGTCGATGGCCTTCATCAGGTCGGTGGCGCCGAGTTTGATTTCTCCTCGTTGAAGGGCGTCGAAGCCCTTCAGGACGACCATATCCAGGGCGGAGAGGTGGTCTGCGACACGGCCGCCAAATTTTTCTATCTCGTCGCCGAGTGCCTCGGTGCGGCGTTCGAGGATGGCGGCCTCGGCGCGAGCACCCAAGGGGAGGTGGCGGTCGGTGTGGCTGCGCAGGGCCTTCTCGGTGGGGTGGCCGAGGGGGCCTTCCTCCATGTCCTTGAGCCAGGCGAGGATGGTGGGCCGGGTGTAGCCCTCCAGGATCCATGCCTCGATCTGGGCGCGGTGGGGGGACTGGCAGACGCGGCAGCGGAGGCCGGTCTTGGCGGGCACGGTGCGGTTGCCGACGCGCACCATGACCATGCTGACCGGGCCGGAGGTGTCGGGGTCGAGGACCTCGGGCAGGTTGTCGCTCACTCTTCGGCCTTCAGCGGGACTCTGTGCTGCGGCCGGGCGACGCCTTCGGCGGCGTTGAGGTGCGGGTGCTGGCGGTTGATGGCCCGGTGGAAGGAGCCCTTGCGGACGGCTCCGTCGGGGGTGCCGCCGGGCACGAAGACCTCGCGCTTGAGGCGGTTCTGCAGCATGTACTCGGTGAGGATCAGCGCCTTGGCCTCGGGGTCTGGGTTGTCCAGGAAGGACTGGCGCAGGATCGCGTTGGCCTGGGCTTCGAGGTCGGCATCGACGCCGTTACGGATGCGGTCGCTCATGCTGCCACGACCTCCAGCCCCTCGTCGGCGCTGCCGTTGCCGGGGATGACGCCTGCCTTGATCAGCTCGTTGAGGCGGACGAGTCCCTGGGTGGCGTAGGAGGCGACGGGGTTGTCCTCGGAGACGCCCATGAGGCGGGCGACTTCCCGCTCGGGCCGGTTCTCAATGAGAAACAGCTGAATTGCCTCGCGCTGGCGAGGAGAAAGCAGGTGCTTTCCGTTTTCGCCGCGCCTTTCGACGGCGTTCTTGTAGAGGTGGACGATGTCGTGGATGCAGTACTCGGTACCGTCCGGGCCAGTTATCGTGTCCATACCCTCCGTTTCATAGAGGGTGTTCCACGCCTGGAGATGCCGGAACAGTTCCCGGAGCACGCGCACGTCAATGGTCATGCAGGCGGGTTCCTTTACTGACGCGTGGCGGTCGCGCCTTCCCGGATGTGCATGTGGCGGCAGCACATCTGGAATTCTGTGTCAGCATAAGCAGGCCCCCGCCCGCAACTCCAACTTTTCGTCGATCGAAGTTGGACCACAGACAGGACTCAGGCCGTCAGGGAGTCCTTCAACCTCTGGCCGAGCAGCTCCATGCCGTCGACCAGGTGCTCGGCGGCACGGGAAAGCTCGGCCTGGAAGATGCCGAAGTAGCGGTGGTCGGCGGAATGCAGGCGGCCTCGCTGGGTGCGCTCCTCGACGGTGACGCGGCCGGTCGGCGCGACGAACCCTTCGGCCATGGCCTCCTCCCAGCGGGCGCGGGCGAGCATGGCGGGCATGCGCTTCCAGTTGTCGACCTTCAGGCGCCATTCCAGCAGGCCCATGGTGATGGAGAGCATGAAGCCCTCCTTCTCCCTGTCGGTGAGCTTGGAGTAGTCCTCGATGTAGGCGCCGGACGGGAGTCGCTTCCACACTGGCCAGCCGAAGATGTCGGTCTCGATCTCCCCGGTGCTCTCGTTCACGACCGGCTCGCGGGCGATGCCCCAGATGTCGTTGAGGATCAGGAAGATGCCGGGGAACTCACGGTGGATGATGCCGTCGGCCAGCTCGGCCAGGCCACGGACGGAGGCGCCGTCCTCTTCGAGCCAGTCGTGGCGCATCCGTGCGGTGCGGGAGTAGTTCGGCCGGGTGAAGTCCCGGGCGCGGTCGGGGTCGATGTCCGGGGTGAGCGGCTCGTCGGCCTCGTGGGCGAGTCCGTTGATGACACGGTTGGCCTGCTTGACGGCCTGCGTGTCGCTGAGGAACTGGGCGAACTCGGCGACGTCCTCAGCGCTGTTCACGCGGCGGCCTCCAGCTCTACGGCGGCCTCCTGGGCCTGGCGGTGCTTCTCGTCGAGGAGCCAGGCCAGGGCGAGCATGCAGGCGTCGCGGACGTGCTCGTTCCAGGGCATGAGCTTGCCGCTGGCCTCGGGCGGGGTGATGTACGCCTCGACGGCTTCCTTGACGTGGGCCTTGGTGACGGGGTTCTGGCTGCTCCCGGCCCGGCCGACGATGAGCTTCTTGGCGTGGCGGTTGTCGACCATGACGGCCTTGCCGTCGGTGGCGCGGTGCACCTCGCGTCCGGCCAGGATGATGGACTCGGTGCGCTTGCCGTGGACCGGGGGCCGCTCGTAGATGATGTTGTCGACCATGGAGGCGTAGCCCTTGCGGTGGTAGGCGATGCCCGCGTGGATGTCCTCGGCGCGGGCGTAGTTGCCTTCCCAGCTCTGCTGGTCGGTGGCCGAGGTGGAGGGGCGGATCATGCCGGTGGCCAGCAGGGTGATGCCTTCGCCCCAGGAGCGGAGCAGGACCATACCGGTGTTGTTCAGGGACTGGTCGAAGGCCTGCACCGTGGCGACGGCGAAGTCGCTGAAGACGGGCGGGCGGAAGGCGTTGCGGCGGGCGAGGCGCTCGACGGCGGGTATGGCGAGCTGGTTCTTCACAGGGGTCTCCGATGGCGGTCAGAGGAGGCGGAGGCTCAGGCGGCGAGCCCGGTCTTGACGGTGCAGCGGGTGGCGGGGCACTTGCGGGCCTTGGCGCCGCCGGGGCAGCAGGCGACGGGCGGCGGGGTCCCGGCGTCTACGTGGGCGAGGACGGTGCGGTACTTCGCCTCCAGGCGGGCGATGTACAGGTCGTCGCGGGGGATGGTGAACTCGCGCATCACCCAGCCCTCGCTCATGGCGAGGAAGAGGATGAGCGCCTTCTGCTTGCCGGTGCAGGCCATGTACTCCTGGGCTTGGCCGTAGTACTTCGGCCACTTGATCTTGAAGGCGTCGAGGTCGTTGTTGTCGATGTGCCTGATCACCGGCGGGGCGCAGGTCTTGAGGTCGAAGATGCCGTCGCCGGGCTCGCACCAGCCAGGGATGTCGAGCAGGCCGTCCATGTGGCCGCGTCGGCGGAGGCGGTCGTCGCGGACGCCCCACTCGTCGCACTTGCCGTTGCCCTTGCCGTGGGGCTTGCCGCAGCACACGCAGGTGCCCTTCGGGGGGACGAGCAGGCCGAGCTTGATCATGACGGTCTGGACGACCTCGTGCATGACGGTGCCCATGAGGACGCTCATCCGGGGCCCGTAGTCGAACTCCGGCTCGTCCCACTTGTCCGGCTGGGCGAGGTAGTAGTACAGCTGGCGCTCGTCCATGGTCGGGTGGGTCGAGGGGTGGAACCAGCCGTCCGGCTCGCGCTTGGCGGCGTACGAGCGCAGGCGCACGACGAAGTTGGTGGGGAAGGCGCACTGCTGGATGGCGTTCTCGATGAGCGGGATGAGCACCAGGTCGCTGCCGATGGAGCCGACCCGGCGGAAGGAGGGGGTGAACGTCACGTGGTCGGCCCTGTCTTCGTCTTCTCCGGGTACAGCTCGACTACCTTGAGGGCTTTCGTCAGCATGGAGGCGGCTTGCAGCACCGTGAGTTCGTCAGTGCCCTTCGGCAGTCGCTCTCGGGCCAGTTCCAGGGCCAGCTCCTCGCGTGTCTTGGGCTTGGTCTCGGCCTTGTCGCTGCGGATCCAGGAGATCCAGTTCCAGGTGTAGACGCCGAACTTGACGGCGGCGACGGCGAGGAAGCCCCACTGGAGGGTGGCGAGCGAGTACGCGATCCAGACGGCCTGGGTGAACATCGCCCACAGCCAGCCCTTGGCGTTCTTCTTGCCGACGGCGCGCAGGGCGACCAGGCCGACCACGTCGAGGCTGGCGAGGATGTAGTTCCAGTCGTCTGCCATGTCAAGGTGCATGATGAGGTCTCACTTCACTGATCAGCGTTGATGAGGTTGCGCGCGAGTTCTACGAGGACCGGGATGCAGCGCGGGCCCTGTTCGATGAGCGCCTGCAGGATGGGCTTGGCCTTGTGCCAGTTCTCGGCGGCGTCGCGCATCTCAGCGAAGTCCAGGAGGTCACAGACGGCCAGGTCGGCGTGGACTTCCAGGGAGGCGTTGTTGTAGAAGCGGAGTGCGAGCATGGGCAGTTCGCCGCTGGCTTGCTCTCCGGCCTTCTCCCACATGGCGCGGGTGATGCTGATGGACTTGGCCAGGGTGGACTTGCCGTCGACCGCGAAGGCGAAGGTGCACGTCGTCCGGTCATGCTTGGCGTCCATCTGGTCGCGCCACTGGTTGCCGCTCCCCCGGGTCTGGCGCATGCCCAGCACCTCGGCCAGCCGTTCCTCGTGCGCGTCGCCCATGCGCTTGTTGAGGCCCTTGTCGGTCACGGCTTGACCCCCGCGAACCGACGGCGCAGGCGCCAGGCCGAGAAGCCGTTGACCGGCTTCCAGCGGTATCCGTCGGCGGTGCGGTAGACGCGCCTCCAGAAGGCTCCGCATCCGGCGCAGCGGGTGATGAGGGTTGCGCAGGGCTCCGGCGGGGGGAGGTGGTCGCAGGAGTGCCAGGTCATTCGGCGTGGCCCTTCCGGACGCAGACGAGCTTGGCGGGCTGGGGCCAGTGCCAGACCACGGTCATGTCCGGGATCGGCTGGTTGTGGCAGGCGCAGCGGATCGGCTCGTCGCTCTCGATGTAGATCATCTTCTCCGGCGGGTTGTCCGGGTCGACGGGCAGCGCTTTGGCCGGGCCGTACCGGCGGACGAGGTGGCTGGCGGTGATGCCCATGAAGGCGCCCAGGACGATGGCGGTCAGGGCGGCCATGATGCCGAGCTTGTAGTGGATGTCCTGGGAGATCTGGTTGAGGTCGACCTGCTGGCCGACCACGTACCAGGCGTAGGCGATGACGAGGGCGCACAGGCTCATGACGGCGTAGAAGAACCAGGGCTCTCCAGCGATGGCCCATGCGCGCTTGAGGCGGTTCATGCGGCTTCCTCCAGGATCTCGCCGGTGCTGGGGTCGACTCCGTCGGGGACGTCGTCGTAGGAGACGGTGTGGTCGGCCTTGACGTCACCGGAGATGGAGACGAGGGCCTTCTCCCGGATCACCTCGACCAGTTCGGGGCGCTCAGCGATGGCGGCCTCGACGCCGGGGCGTCCGCCCTTGACGGTGCTGCCGTCGGGGAACTCGTACGAGACGGTGGACAGGCGCTTGATGGCGCCGGTGGCGATGCCGAGGGTGATGGCTTCGTCGGCGCGGTCGATGCCGACGGGGCCGTACTTGTCGGTGGCGACGTTGCGGAACCAGAAGTCGGCCACGCGGCCCTGCGGGGCGAGCTTGTTGCGTTCGACCCGGGCGCGGATCTGGCGGGCGACTTCCAGCTCGGCTGGGGCCTTGGAGACGGCGTCGGTGATGGACACCTTCTTCGTCGGTTCGCCGGTCCGGCTCATCTTGATCTTCGTGGTGGTGTTGTACTTCAGGGCGCTCGGTCCGGCGGACTTCTGGCCGCCGCGCGGGTTGCCGATGTCGGCCCGGTACTGGTTCACGAAGATCACGGCTGCGTTGTTCGCCCGGCACAGGCCCGCGACGCGCTTGACCATGCGGGAGATGACCTGGGAGTTCTTTCCCATGGCGGAGTCCTCTGCGCGCTTTTCGAAGGCGGCCTTGGACTCCATGCCGCCGACGGAGTCGACGGCGACGAGGGAGATTTCTCCATCTCGGAGGAACATGCTGATCTGGTCGGAGACGTCCTCGGAGTGGTCCGGGTAGATGTGGACGAACCGGTCTTCGTCGAGGTCCAGGCCGAGCTTCTCGGCCCACTCGAAGTCGAAGGACTGCTCCATGTCGATGACCGCGACGCCCCGGTCGGGGAACATCCGCTGGGCGTCGACCATGGCGAGGATGCACTGGGTCGTCTTGCCCATGCCCTCGGGTCCGACGATCTCGTGAGTGCGCTTCAGGGCGAACCCGCCGCCGAGGGCGTAGTCGAGGGTGAGGCTGCCGCTGGATATGAAGGTGGGGCGGACCATCGCGTCGCGCCGGGTGACGCGGTCGCCGTAGACCTTGGTCAGGTCCGCGCGCAGCTTGGCGAGACGGCTCTTGGGAGGCATGGTGCGGGGTCTCCTTGCGGGGAGTAGCTGATGGCGGTCAGCTGTGGCCAATGGCGGTTGGCTCGATTTCGCAGCTTACGCTGCAGGACTGACAGTGGCCTGGTTCTGGCCTTCCAGGATTTGCGCGGCCTGGCCCATCTCCCACTCAAGGGCCATCTCCAGCAGCGCCAGGCGCCTCAGGACGTACCTCTCGGACTGGTAGTCGCCAGGAGGGGCGGTGCGCGGGTCGCCGTACACGCGGCCCTCTTCGATGCGCAGGATGCTCTTGCTGGTGGACTGGATGCCGTAGCCCAGGGCTCCCCGGCTCATGCCGAAGGACATGCGGGATGCCTGGATGGCCTTGCCGAGACGGCGCCAGGCGGCCTGCGGGTAGGTGGAGCGGTCGAGGTTGGTGAGCGTCTCGTCCCGGAAGTGGGGGACGGAGGGGGGCGCGGTCGGGAACATGGCGGCCGTCAGAGCCTTGTCGACGTGGGCGCGGGCGGTGCCCTCCTCCCAGCCGAGGGCCTCATCGAGGCGAGAGAGGCTGAGTCGGCCGAGGCCCTCGGCGACGTCCGGCGGGATGAAGCCGCTCTCCAGGGCTGCGTACTGACGGACGGTGAGGCCGGTGTGCTGAGCGACGGAGGCCTGGGAGATCTGCAGGCCGTTGCGGGTCGCCTTGGCTGCGACACCGAGGGGGGACCAGTACGGGTGGCTGATGGAGGAGATGATCGACATGGCGGTGCCTCTCACAGGGGCTGGTAGGTGACGAGGGACAGGCCCCGGTCGTTCTTGCGGAGTTCGGCCAGGCAGAGGGCGCCCTTGGTGAAGCGACGCTGCTCGACGGCCCAGGCGTCGCGGAACACGGCGACGCGGAGGGTGGACAGTTCGGTCTCCAGGGTCAAAAAGCCCATGTCGCCCGTCCTGTGCGGGCGGGCCCCGGCGACGATCGCGGCGACGTAGTAGGTGCCGTTGGGTCCTGCGGCCAGCTGCTCGGCCTGGGCACGGCAGACCGCGCGGTCGTTGGGGTCCAGGTCGTCGAACGGCGTACTGGAGAGGTAGGTGCCGAGCATCTCGTGCTCGATAGTCCGGATGTCCACGGGGCTGTAGGGCTCGACCGCCTCGATCTGCAGCGGCGGCGGCGCGGTGTACTGGCGGCACGCCTTGGTGCAGCGCTTGGGCAGCGGCTTGCGCTTGAGGGTCTTGCCGGTGCGCGGGTTGACCGGGGCGGGCTCGCTGGCCCAGTTGAAACTACAGGGCAGGGCCGTCGACTCGAACAGCTCGATCTTGTGGACGCAGCGGGCGTCCTCTTTGGTCTTGGCAGCCAACAGCTTGGCCTCCAGTCCGCGCCGGTTGCTGACGAGCGTGTCGAAGGCGCCGATGCGCGCGAGAAGGGCGACGACGCCCGCGTTGGCCTTGGGGCTCTTGCGGGTCTCGAAGTCCTCCCAGGAGGCGTACGGCTGGGTCTCGACGAGGGCCTTGACGGCGACGTCGCCGACGCCCTTGACGGAGCCGAGGCCGTAGCGGACGGCGTACTGCTCGGGGTCGGCGGTGAAGCCGGGGCCGGAGGTGTTGATGTCCGGGGGGAGTACCTCGACGTCCAGGCGCCGGGCCTCCTTGACGAACTCGGGGACGCGGTCCTTGTCGACGGTGGACATGGCGGAGACGAGGAACTCGCGGGGGTAGTTGACCTTGAGGAACGCGGTCCAGAACGCGAGGAACGCGTAGGCGTAGGCGTGGCTCTTGTTGAAGCCGTACTTGGAGAACTCGGCCATCTGGGACCACAGGCGCTCGGCCTGCTCGCGGGGTATGTCGACGCGGGAGAGGAACTCCTGCCCGGCGTCAGCGATGGCGGAGATCTTCTTCTTGCCCAGGATCCGGCGGACGCCGTCGGCCTCGGACTCGTCGTACCCGGCGAGGAGCTGTGTGACGGCCATGACCTGCTCCTGGTAGATCATCGCGCCGTAGGTGGGGGCGAGGACCTTCTCCAGGCGGGGGTCGGGGTAGGTGACGGCCTGTTCGCCCGCGCGGCGGCGCAGGTAGAGGTCGGTCAGGCCGGAGTTCATCGGGCCGGGCCGGACGATCGTCACCATGTCGGCCAGCTCGGCGACGTTGCGGGGGCGCATGCGCTCGCACAGGCGGGTTCCGGAGTGGGTCTCGATCTGGAAGACACCGACGGTGTGGGCGGCCTGCAGCTCCTCCCAGACCAGGGGGTCCTCGAACTCGACCTCCCACGCCTCCAGGTCGATCTCGTACCGGCGCTGCTCGCGGACCAGGTCGAGGGTCTCCTGGATGGTGTCCAGGGTGCGCAGGGTGAGGATGTCGAACTTGACCAGGCCGATCGCCTCGACGTCACCCATGGCCCACTGGGTGACCATCTGCTCTTCGCCGTCGATGGTGCGCATCGGCAGCCAGTCGGTGAGCGGGGCGCCGGTGGAGATAACCACCCCGGCCGCGTGGCGGCCGTAGGACTTCAGGCGGCCGACCAGACGCTCGGCCATGGCGAACAGCTCGGGGTAGCGGTCGGCGAACGGCTGCAGCTGCTCGCCGTGCTGGACCCAGAGGTCCTCCCAGGACATGCCGAGCCCGGCGGTGCCCGCTTCGGCCTCGTCGATCAGGGCGGAGACCTGGCGCAGGTCGGCCGCCGCGCCCTCGGGGAGGGAGGACGCCAGCGCGCGGACCAGCTCGTTGATGACGGCCTTGTTCTTCAGGCGCAGCTCGGAGCCGATGGAGACGACGTTGCGCTCGCCCCAGCGCTCGCGGAGGTAGCCGAGGATATGGGCCTTCTTGCTGGCGGGGAAGTCGACGTCGAAGTCGGGCAGGCCCGCACGGCCGCGCGTCAGGAAGCGCTCGAAGAGGAGGTCATGCTTGACCGGGTCCAGCGAGGTGATGCGGGCGAGGTAGGCGACGAGGGAGCCGCCGCCGGAGCCGCGTCCGGGGCCGACCAGAATGCCGTGGTCCTTCGCCCAGCCAACATAGTCCGCGACCATCAGGTAATAGCCACAGAACCCTTTGTCGACAAGTAGCTCCATCTCCCTCGCGTACCGGTCTCGGTAGACCCGCTCGGTGTCGGAGAAGTCCTGGGCGTTGGCGGGCAGTCGGTTCCAGTTGTCCAGGCACAGCTCGCGCAGGCGCCGCTCGTCCTCGGCCGGGTCACCAGTGAAGGACGGCGTGGTCGTCTCGCCCTCGATCCGGGCGTCGCAGCGCTCGGCCAGCGCCCGGGTGTTTGCGATGGCCTCCTCAACGACGTCCTGGCCGAGGTAGGCGAGCCCGGCGCGGACCTCGGCTTCGCCCATGACGTAGAGGTTCAGGTCCTCGGCGAAGAGGTCGCCTTCGTCCTGGACGTCCTTGTTGGTCTGGCAGGCGATCCAGACGTCGTGGGCGTGGGCGTCGTCGGCGGTCGGGAAGTGGGAGTCGACGGTGGCCAGCAGCGGCAGGTTGAACTCGCGGGCCAGGGCGACCAGGGCCGTGTTGAGCTTGACCTGGTCGGGCATGTCGTTGGGCTGCAGCTCGACGTACAGGCGGCCGGGGAACAGGTCCATGAGCCGGGTCAGGCGCTGGAGGGCCAGGTCGGCGTCGCCGTTCTTGATGGCGACGGCCACCGGGCCGCGCAGGCAGCCGGTGGAGGCGATGACGCCCTCGCTGAACCGGCCGAGGGTGTCCCAGTCCATGCGGGGCCGGTAGTAGAGGCCGTCGCGGAAGGACTCGGTGCTGGCTGCCCAGATGTTGCGCAGGCCGGTGTTGTCCATGGCGAACAGGCAGACGTGCCAGTAGTCGTTGCGAAGGCTGGCCTGCATCTCCTTGTCACCCGGCTCGGCGCGGATGACGCGGTCGTCGCACAGGTACGCCTCGATGCCGAAGATCGGCTTGACCCCGGCCTTGTCGGCGGCACGCTGCAGCTCGGGGTGTCCGGCGCAGGTGCCGTGGTCGGTGATGGCGACGGCGCTCTGGCCGTGGCGGGTGACCTCACGGAGGATTTCGTCCATGCGGGACAGGCCGTCGAGGGGGCTGTACTCGCTGTGGGTGTGCAGGTGCACGAACCCGCCGGGGCGAGTGCCGGGTGGGCTGTCGAGGGCTTCGAGCTGGTCGAGGACCTCGTGGTAGGTGGGGATGCCGTCCTCGTCGTCGAAGATCGCGGAGCGGCTGTAGGCGAGGCACAGCCTGTCGCTGCCGAGGTCTTGTTCCTCGACTCGGTGTGCCGGGACGGCAGTGACACCGTCCTCCAGCGCCTCCATGACTCCGGCCGCGCCGTCGTTCAGTGCGCGGCGCCATGTCAGGTGGGTGACGATGACGGGCGCGGCAGCGGGGACGAGCAGCCAGCGGGTGCCGTCTTCCTCGTGCTCGACGAGTGCGGGAAGCTGGGCGCGAAGTTCGCCAACCTGCACATAAGGGGCGTCAGGTGCGTAGGAGCTGATGAGGCGCAGCACGGTGGTGGTCCTTGCGCGTGGAGGGTGGTGAAGGTTGACCGGGCCGCCCCGGGGAAGAACGCAGCGCTGAAACGCTGAGCGCCGTATCTGACGGCACCGGGGCGGACCGGTGTCTGTGTGCGCCTGGATCAGGCGGCGGGAGTCTGCGGTACGCCGAGGTTCGCGATGCGGCTGCGCAGGTCGCCGGAGATGTCCGCCGGACCGCTGTCGGCGGCCGAGAGGTTCACCATGCCGCCGGTGGCCGCCGTGGCGGCGACGATGGTGCCGTCCTTCTCGACCGTCTTGGTCGGGTCGAAAAAGCGGGCGTAGTACTCGTCGGAGGCCTTGTCGGCGACGATGCCTTCCAGGCTGACCTCGCGCTCGGCGACGGCCTGGAGGTACTTCTCCCAGATGGGGGTGCCCGGCTTGATGAGGTTCTGGCCGGTCGCCGGGTCCGTGATCGGGTCGATCGGGACGATCTTGTACTCGGTGTCGGTGCCGGTGCCGCTGCGGGTGACGCTGAAGTCCCGGTCGACGACCGTCCCGTACAGGCCGTGGAGGGCCTTGAAGTGGGCGAAGAAGCCCTTCATGGGCTGGTTGATCACCAGGATGCGGGGGTACTTCAGCTTGTTGCCGGTGGGCTTGCCGTCGGAGCCCAGCTCGTCGACCTCGTCGATCTTGTCGCGGATGCCGACGACGACACCCTGCTTGGCCGGGCCTCCGAGGGCCTCGCTGCCGTCGCCACGCACGATCTCCCGCTCGATGGCGAGGGCCCACACACGGGGGCGAGCGGTGGCGGGCTTGCCGAAGGAGTTCTTCAGCTTGCCGTCGTCGATGTAGCAGTCCTGGTAGTGGCCGCCGAACGCCTTGTCGTAGCGGCACACCGAGGTCATGTTCTTGGGCCACTTCTCGGCATCCTTGGGGCCCGGCTTGGTGGGCACAAACGAATGCTGGTTGACCCAGATCCAGTCGTCGTGGTCCGTGAGGAGGCGGACGACTGCGGAGTCGCCGTCGTCCTTGAGGCCGAAGTAGTCGGGGCCGCGACGGCCGCTGGAGGAGACGCTTGCCTCCTTCTCGGCCTGCTCGGCGGCGGTGCCGCCTCGGCGGAAGTTGATGACGGGGCTCGTGTTGGCGGTCACGAAGGCTCCTGATGATCTTTGATGGCAGGTGAAGCCAGTTATGCGACGACGGCAGTGGCAGCTGCCGTAATCAACTCCCCGGTCACCGTGGCCTCTTCGTGGAGAAAGACGACGGGAATTCCGATGTCTCGCACCACGAGGAACGGCAGGTCGTTGGCGGCGTGGAACCCCACCGCGAAGTGGGGGCATCCACGGCCCGTCAGGGCCTGCGCGAGCCCTTCCCGCCACTGGGCCAGCCTGTCGACGTCGTCGCAGGTAGAGGCCAGAAGCAGGTAGGAGTACGGCCATGCGGCCGGGGGGTCGGATCGGGGATGGCGGTCCCTGTCTCCGTCATCATCAAAGCCTTCGGTGGAACCCGAAGCAAGAAATTGAAGGACCGGATTTCCGGTCTCCTCAGCCAGAGTTTCAATAATGTCTCTGGCGGTTCTTCCGGTGCCGAATTCGGCGTTCTCCTGGGCGGCTTGGGCGGCTGCCTTGCGGAGGATGGCCTGCACGGCCGCGCGGTCCACGAAGGTGGTGCCGGGCTGCTTGCGGTCGTAGGCGGCCCGGCGCTCGCGGTTGATGAGCACCTTGAAGATCTCGGTCAGCTCGGCGTTGTTGGGGCCGCCGAGGGCCTGGTACGCCTCGCGGATCTCCCGCTTGGTCGCCGTCGTCGGCACACCGAGCCGGGCGTAGTAGCCGTTGACGTCGTGGACGACCGGCGCCGGGCGGGGCGCGGTGGGTACCAGGCTGCTGCCGGTGGAGATGATGATGTGCTCGGGACGGCCGTTGATGCGCAGTCCCGTCATCGCCTACTCCCCCTCGTTGTCCTCGCCCGTCTCCTGGACGAGCGCTTCCCACTCTGCCGGGGTCAGCGCGCGTGCGATCTTGGACGTCAGCGCGTCCTCGACCTGGTCTCCGACGGCGGTGATCTGGCCGGTGCCGAACTTGAGCATACGTTCCTCCTGGGGTGGTCACCCCTTGGGCCGCCCGGGGCGACTCAGACAGCGCACCGGCCGGGATGCACGACCTGGAAGCAGAGGTGGCAGTAGAGGACCTTCGGCTTCTCCCAGACCTGCCAGGGCACCGCGTACTCGTTGACGAGGACGTCGTACAGCGCATCGGACATCTCGGCGGGGTCAGCAGCGAAGGGGCTCTGCACGACCCAGTTCTGGCACCAGGCGGAGGCGCGCTGCGGGGCACCAGGGAAGAACTTGCCGTTGTAGGTGCGGCCTGCGACGGCGCGCCATCCGGCGTCGTCGTTGTCCATGAACCAGATGAGCTTCTTGCGGCCTCGCACCAGGTGCTCGATCTGCTCGTCGGTGACGACGGCGCCGAAGGTTCCCTCGATGTTGCTGTGGTGCTGGTGGCGGAGCTGACTCATGGGCGACTCGACGACGACGACCTCGTGCCGCAGGAACTCGCGGCCGAAGATCGTCTCGTCGCGAGGGAAGCCGGGGGTGCTCAGGTACTTCGGTGCGCTCGGGTCGGCAGCGGGCAGGCGGCGGGACTGCCAGCCGACGAGCTGGCCTTCCCAGTAGTGCGGGATGACGGCGCGCGGGCCGGTGCGCACCCGGGCCTCGGGCGGTCCCATGAAGCCGTCGGGGTCGAGGCAGATGCCCATCCGCTCGCAGGTCTCGATCGGGATGCCGCGCTCGCGGGTGATGTAGTCGGGGACGCCCTGCCAGCGCTCCAGCATGCGGGGGCTGTAGACCGGCATCGGCGGCCGGGACTTCGGCGTGTAGAGGGCGTCGAAGAAGGCGAGCATGTCGGGCAGGCCGACGGCGCGGGTGAGTCCGGCTTCGCCGAGGAGCCATTCGCGGGCCTCGTCGATGGTGGTGTCGCCGCGCACCGTGGCGATGAGCCACAGGATGGTGCCGCTGGAGTCACATCCGAGACAGTGGAACAGCAGCTTCGAGGCCGACAGGGCGGCGGTGGGGTTGCGCTCCTGGTCGTTGTGGAAGGCCCCGACCGGGCACGGGATGATCAGCTCGTCGCGGACCTGTCGCTTGACCTGGATGCCGAGGGAGTCGAGGACGTCCTTGGCGATCTGGGCCTTGTGCTCGTCGGGGAGCGCGGTGAGCTGGTCGAGGTCAGTCGTCATAGGAGTCGACGGCCTTGATGCGGGCCAGGTCGGCCGGGGAGGCCACGCGCTCGCTCCAGACGTACCCGCAGGAGGCGCAGCCCCGGCAGAGGTGCTCTGTGGTCTCGTCGGGGACGTCCCCTGGGGTGTCGCTCATGGCGACGATGGCGTCGCGGCGCTCCTTGCACATCCCGACGACCACGGTGTCGTGGTACTCGGTGACGGGGAACTGGGTGAGGCACTTCGGGCAGCGGCTCTCCGGGTCGCCGGTGAAGGCGATGAGCCACGGCCCCAGTGCGGTGGAGGTCATGCGGCGACCTTCGATTCCTTCTGGGAAGCGCGCTCGGCCGCGCGCTGGACGCGGTGCGCCTCGCGGCAGGTGCACTCCGGGTGCGGGGCGAGCTGGAGTTCGTTCTTCTTGAAGTGCGCGCGGTAGCCGCGTTCGGTGCCGCAGATGGGCCGCAGGGGGGCCTGGAAGAGGCTGACGCGGCTGCCGGGGATCTCCTCGTACTGCTGCTGCTCCTCGGCCCGCCTGGCGGCTGCTGCGGCCTTCTCCTTGCGCTTGCGCTCCTCGGCGGCCTCCTTGTACGCCTGCTGGCGGGCGTTGTGGGCCAGGCGGCAGGGCTCGCAGTCCTCGCCCGCGTCATTGTGACGGCGGTAGGCCATCTCGCTTTCGCAGTCCGGTGGGAGAAGGTCGGCTTCGGTGATGCCGAGGGCAGCCCAGCGCTCTCCCTGGGTCTCTCCGCCCCAGATGCCCCACTCGCGGCCCTCGCGGCCAGCACGACGGCAGGCCAGCTCCACGGGGCAAGTGCCGCAGATCCGCAGGGCCTTGCGGGCGGCCTTGGTCTCGCGTGTCTTGCCGGTGTCGAACAGCTCGGGCTGGACGGCGCAGGGGAAGGCGTAGGCGGTCACAGGGTCACCTCGCCGAGGACGTGCTGGGTGCCGTACCAGGGCTCCCAGGCGCAGCGCCAGTTGGTCAGGTCCATGCGTCGGGACGCGAGCATTTGAAGGGTGGCCATACCGGCAGCGACCTCGGTTTCTGAGCGGATGAGGCCGAACACCCAGGAGCTGTAGCGCTCGATCGCCGAGGAGTCGGCGATGTGCTGCATCTCCAGTCGTCCGGCCTTCTGGGCGGCGGCGACGCCCTCACGGTTGATCTGGCAGTTCAGGAGCACCGACGGCATGTAGCGGCCGGTGGTGATGAGCGTGGACAGCTCGTTCATCAGCTCGGCGATCGTTTCGTGCTTGGGCCGCCGGGGGTTGGGGTTGGGGTGCTGGATGTGGGAGAGCTGGTCGATGATGATCGACTTCGCCCCGTAGGACTGGGCCTGGCGGATGAGGGCGGCGGGGGTGCGCAGGCCGTCGTCCGGGGAGAGGACGTGCAGGCCGTCCTTCAGGTCCTGCTCGTTCTCGGCGAGCCAGGTGCGGACTCGGTCGACGTCCTCAGCGGCGGCCGTGCCCTTCTGGTACTCGCGGTAGTCGACGCAGCAGATCTGGCAGGCGAGCCGGTCGTACGTCATCTGCACGCTGTTCTCCAGCGTGTAGAGGACGGTCTCCCGGTCGCGCCGCCACTCGGTGTTGGCGACGTGGGTGGCGCTGAACGACTTGGCACCCTTGGGCGGGGCGCACCAGGCGCAGATCTCGCCCCCGTGGACGCCGAGGGTGTGATTGTCGACGGCCTCCATCCCGAGGGACATGCCGGTGACGACCTTCGGTGCGGCGGCGCGCTGGTCGTAGCGGGCGAGGGAGTCGCGCAGTCCCTGGACGCCTTCGACCTCGTTCTGCCGGTTGCGGACCGACATGGAGAGGCCGTGGAAGGCGGCGGCGGCCTGGTGGACGGCCTCGACGCGTTCGTGCGGCTCGGCGTTGGCCATCGCGACGGCGGCCTCGCGCTGCAGGCGCTGGGACTCGGCCAGGACGTACTGGCTCTGCAGGTACTCGATCGCCGCGAAGACCTCGTCGACTTCGAGGTCCTCGTCCGGCAGGACGATGTTGCACTGCTCCAGCCGGTGTCCCCACTGCTCCTGCAGGAGTTCGCGGGAGGGCGCCTTGGTGCGGCCGGAGCGGTAGAAGTAGGAGACCGTCCACTCGACGACGTCGCGCATGCCGGTCGTCGGGATGCACGCCGGGTCCAGGCCTGTGTCGGCCAGCTGCTCCAGCGCGTCTACGTCGGTGAGGCTGGCGTAGAGGACGGTCTCTGCGTGCATGGTCATGCGGTCACCTGTGGGAACGCCAGGCCCTTGGCGACGGCCAGGGCGACTGCGTGCGTGCGGTTGTCGGCGCCGAGGCAGGGGCGGATGCGGTAGCGCCAGTACTCGCGGACGGTGTGGACGCTGATCTCCAGGTCGCCAGCGATCTCGGCGTCGCTGTACCCCCCGCTCGCGAGCTGGACGATGTCCCCCTCCCTCGGCGAGAGGGGGTCCCCGAGAGTCTTGGCCGCCAGGGTCACCGGGCGCCCTGCGGGAGGCTGTCGACGTCGGCGGCGACCATGCGCAGCGCCACGGCGAGCCCGGCCAGCTCCATGTTGCCCTCGGCGTGCTTCATGACCTCACCGGCCAGGTGGCGCACGGAGTCGCCCGGGGTGCGCTGGCGGATGAAGGTGACGAAGTTCGGCGTCTCGGCCTGCTGGCGGGCCCTGTTCAGCTCGGTCTCGTACCGCTCGGCCGTCTGCTTGGCTTCCTCGGTGCGCTGCTTCCACATCCGGCACTGCTTGATGAGGTTGTCGTTGCGCTTCTGCAGGTCGATCAGGGCCTGGTTCGCGGTGGCCAGCTCGGACTCGGGGCCGCGCATGGCGGCGGCGATCTCGCCGACGCGCTTCTCCAGTTCGAGGACGGCCGTCTTGGAAGTACCCAGGAGGGTGCTCAGGGTGCGGACCTTGTGGTCGACGACGCGTACCTGCTCGGCGGCCTTCTCAGCGGTCATGCCCGCCTTCGGGGTGTAGTGCCGGGTGACCTGGTTGTTGGCCGTGGCCTCCCAGGCAGCGGGCAGGCCCATGGACGCCGGAAGCGTTCCCCCTCGGGAGTTGGCCGTCCTGGGGATAGATGCGAAAAGCTCGTCGTCAAAGCTCATGTCATACCGCCGTGATGGGTCGGGCCAGGCCGAGTTCGGCTTCCTGGCGGGAGAGTTCGCGTCGCACCGGCCGGTAGTCGGTGCCGGGGATCTCGATGAAGTCGGCGGACTCGCTGAGCAGGCTCATCGCGTAGACGCCGTAGCCCTGCTGGATCTCCTGGGGAGATCGGTTACTGGTGATGATCGTGGGCGCGGCATCGGAGACGCGGGCGCGGATGATGCGGTCGACCATGTCCTCGACTACGTCGATCCGGCCCTTGTTCTCTTTGCCCATGTCGTCCATGGCGAGGACGTCCACGTTGCGCACGCGGCGCGTCCAGTGCTCGCGCTCGTCCTTGTCGCGCCAGGTGGAGGTGAAGAGGTCGATGACGTCGTTGAACTGCGAGAAGTGGGCCTGAAATCCGTTGGCCATGAGGAACTTGCACAGCAGAGCGAGGAAAAGCGTCTTGCCGGTGCCGGGGTCCTTGGACCAGAGGATCAGGTTGCGTCCGGTGGCTATGTTGCGGGCCGCCTGGAGGGCGTAGCCCATGACCTGTTCAACGATGTGCTGCGGAACAGTCTTGATGTCGTCCCAGCCCAGGCGCTGGTAGTTCATTGGGATGCCCGCGTTGAGGAACCACAGGTGCATGAGCCACTGGTCGCGGCAGTCGCACTCGTAGGTGACGACCTCCTCCGTGCGGCGGTTTGCGGCGTCGTCGGCGTACCAGCGGTAGGTGTTGCTGTCCCGCTTGAGGCAGGTCAGGCAGGTGTCCTTGGGGCTGGTCCATAGGCGGGGGCGGACGGCCTTGAGCCGGTCGAAGTCCGGGTTGGACAGCGGCTGGCAGGACGGAGGAGGCGGAGGTCGTTTCAAGGTGGCGGTCCTTGATGAAGGCCCAGTGGCGGCCGGGCGGTGGTAGATCAGAAGGTCTTGCGGAGGACGCTGTCGGCGCAGGGGGTGCCCTCCAGGTCGTACGCCTGAAGGATCTTGAACCGCTGGATGTGCGTGTTGAGCAGCTCTTGCTCCCAGCGGTGCATGGCGTCGTGCCACTCCTCCACGTTCAGGAGAACGTGGCCTTCGGGGCCGCAGCAGCGTTCTGAGCCGTCCTCGATCTCCAGGCCGCCGTCGATGGGGCGGACGTAGGAGTTGGGGCAGCAGGCGGGCTCAGGCATCGGCCAGCCGCTCGCTGATCGGGCCCGCGAAGAAGTCGTCGTTGCCGATGGTGAAACGGGTGACGGTGACAGGCGACTGCCGCCAGTAGCCGTCCTGCTGCTCGAAGGCGAAGCGGGCGATGGGCCCGGCCTGGTTGCCCCAGCGGGCGGCGAAGCTCTTGAAGATCGAGTTGACCGTGTGGGCCTCGCGGCGCGGCTGGGGGCCGTGGCGCTCGGCGACCGAACGCATGACGTAGTCGCGCAGTTGCTCCCAGGACCAGTCCATGGGGGCGTTGAGGAGGTCGGTGGCTGCCATGGCGACAGGGCCGGGCGCGGCGGCCGGGCGGATGGTCACCGGCGGTGCAGCGGGCACGGCGGCCTTGCCGTAGGCAGGGGCGGAAAAGTCGAGCACGAGGTCTCCAACCTGGCGGTGGCTGGGCACGGCAAGATGGCGGTCTGCCGTGGAAGAGGGCCTCCTGGCGGTGAAGGCGCTTTGACGCTAACCGCCGGTCCAGGTCGAGAGCAAGAAACTGCTCTACCAGAGTTCTCCGGCCATCAATTGGCGCTCGATCTCGCGCAGCTGGTAGCGGTTCAGGAACGCCCACAGGGCCTGCCAGGCGGCGTCCGGGCCGGGGGTGACGGGCATGAACGGGCCGGGGCCGGTGGGGATCATCTCGTACGGGACGTCGCGGAGGTCGACGAGCTGGCGGTAGACCGCGATCTCGCCCTTCTCGCGGGCCTCGATGATGGCCGGGTGCTCGACGGCGCCCAGGTCCCATCCGGCGGCCGTGAGGTGCTTGAGGGCGTAGACGTCGCCGATGCCCTTCACGCCGGGGATGCCGTCGGAGGCGTCGCCGGTCAGGGACATCACGAGGGGGCGCTGGGCGGGCGTGCAGCCGTAGCGCTCGATGACCTTGTCCTCGTCCCAGCGGTCGGTGGGGGTGTTGTAGCTGGAGATGCGGATCTGCGTGCACGGGTGGCCGGTCGGGGTCTCGCCGACGAGCTGGAGCATGTCCTTATCGCTGGAGAGGATGACGACCGGCTCGTGGGCGTAGCGCCAGTGCGCGGCGATGAGGTCGTCGGCCTCGAACCCTGGCAGATAGGTCCAGGGGACCCGGGCGAGGGAGAGGAACTGCCGGACGAGCCTGCGGGTGACGCTGCGGTACTCGTCGGTGACCTGGGGCCGGTTGGCTTTGTACTTCGGGTAGATCTGCTTGCGCCAGTCCGGTCCGCTGTCCCAGAGCACCATGACGCGGTAGGGCTTCTCCTCGCGTATGTAGCGGGAGATGGTCTTGATGAAGACGACCAGGGCGCTGGTGTCGGTGCCGTCGTCGCTGTGCATGGCGGAGCGGCGGGTGGCCTCGACGGCGCGTATCAGGATGTTGTTGCCGTCGATGAGCAGGGTGGGGCGCATCATCCCTCGCGCTTCTTGGTCCGGGCCCAGTACTGGCGGGCGATGGCGAGGAGGATCTGGCACACGCGCTGAAGTTCGTGGCCGTCGATGTCGCCGCGCTCGTACAGGGCGCAGGCGAGGCGTTCGACGTCGGGCAGCGTGTACCGCTTGGGCACCGTGGCGCCCCCTCGGGTGACGCTGCGGAACTCCAGGGGCTCGCCGTTCAGGAGGAGGGGCCAGGTCTTCGTGTCGCCGGTGGCGAGCCTGTAGGGCTTGCCCTTGAGCTGGCGCTTGAGCCAGTCGAGCTGTCCGGCGAACGCGAAGCAGGCGACCTCGCCGACGCCGAAGTGCGGGACGGCCAGCGGCGGGGTGCCGGGGGCGACCGCGTACTTCGGGTCGGTCTCCACGGGAAAGTCAGTGTCGTACAGGATGTACCGGCCGCGCTTGGGATCAGAGACCCGGGCCGTGAGGTCTTCGGGCTCGACGATGATGGGCTCCATGGTCAGGGGAGGCATATTCGTCCTTCCACATGCCGCGAGCCTCCGCCCGGGTCAGGGGCGGAGGCGGCGGGGGCTGTAATGGTGTCGTAAAGATTGCGGGGTGCCTAGCGCAGGTTGATGCTCAGCGTGCCGTGCTTCACCGTGCTGATCTTGCTGACGATCTCCTGGTAGCGGGCCATCTTGTTCTTGAGGGTGAGCACGCGCTTGATCTTGTCGAGGTCGATGACGTGCTGGGTGCTGGTGATCGCGCGGAATTCGGCGCGGGTGATCTTGCCGCTTTCCAGGAGGTCGAGCAGGGCGTCCATGCTCCACTCGACGGTATCCTTGGCCTTTTCGCGGGTGAAGTGCTTCAGGCCGTCCTTGATGTCGGCGCGCTCCGGGTTTCCGGGTGAGGCGATCAGGTAGTGGCCCTTGGCGCTCTTCGGGGTCTTTTCGGGGTCGATCTTCTTGTGCTCTTCGGCGACGACGTCGAAGTGGACCGAGACCATGGTGTGGATCTCGTTCTTGCGTGCCGTCAGCGCCTTCATCGCGGTGTCGATCTGGATCTTCTCGATGCGCAGCTTGGCCAGCTCGGTGTTGTTGAGGAGTCGGCGGCTGGCGGGGGGCTTGACCTTCCCGAAGACCTTGGGGATCTCCTCGATGGCCAGCATGAGTTCGCCGGTGACCAGCTCGACGACGGAGGCGGTCTTCACCGGCTTGTCGGGGTCGATGGGCTGGATGGTGGCCAGCCTGGCCAGGACGTCGGAGAGGTTGAGGCTGGGGTCGTTCTTCAGCTCGACGCCGAGCTTGTCGAAGTCGAACGGGAGGGAGGGAACGAGTTCGGTGCTGGTGGATTCCGTGGCGGAGGCGGAAGTCACGTTATTGCTCCTGTGCGTGTGAGGTTATTCGCTCTTGGCGGAGAACGTGGTTTCACCATACCCCCTGGAGGGGGTGGGTGACAAGAAAAGCGGAAATCCGGATTCTCAAGCGGCGGCGGGCAGCTCGCTGGTGAAACCCTGGTAGAAGGCGACGATGTCGGCCAGTGCCGTGGTGACTGGAGCGGGAGGGAGGGCCTTGACGATCTTTCGGCCGTAGGGCTTGCTGGCCAGACGCGGGTCCATGATCGCGACGACGCCGGAGTCGCCCACGCTGCGGATGAGGCGGCCGTACGCCTGCAGGAGCGTGAGGGTCATGGACGGCACAACCAGGTCGGCGAAGGCGTTGCCGCCCTGGCGCTCGATGGCCTCGCTGCGGGCCTTGTGGATGGGGTCGCTGGGGACGGCGAAGGGGAGCTTGTCGACGACGACGAGGCGGCAGGTGTTGCCGGGGAAGTCCATGCCGGTCATGAAGGAGCGCAGGCCGAACAGGACGGAGTGCTCGTCGGCGCGGAAGCGTTCGGCCATCTCCTTGACGCTCATGTCGCCGCCCTGGACGAAGGTGGCGTAGCCGTCGGCGCGCAGCTGGCCGCCGATGACGTTGTAGGCCTCGGTCATGGCCTTGCGGGAGGTGTAGAGGAGCAGAGCCCCTCCCCCGGCGGCCCGGACGAGTTCGAGGGTGGCGGCCGACACCCAGCTCTCCCACTCCCCCCGCGTGTCTCCTGCGGGGACCGGAACATCGGCGGCCGGGTGGAAGGTGAGGGCCTGGTGGCGGTAGTCGAAGGGGCTGCCGACGTCGAGGGTGGCGGCGGTGTCCTTCAGGCCGAGGCGGCGGGCGATGTAGTCGAAGCGGTGCGCTCCGGTGCCCGCGCTGAGGGTGGCCGACATCAGGACGGCCGGGTAGCGGCTCCACAGCTCCTCGCGGAGGTAGGAGCCGACGCCGATGGGCGCGGCCTTGATCATCCAGCGCTTGCCGACGGTCATGCGCTCGTTGCCGTACATCTCGGCCCAGCGGACCATCTCGTTGGGGTCAGCGAGCATGACGGCCTTGATGTTGGCCAGGAAGTTGCGGCCGACGGTGATGATCCGATTGCGGATCGCCTCCTCCTTCTCCTGGTCGGAGGAGTCGGCGATCTTCCGCTTGACGACGCGCTGCCGCAGCACTTCGAGCGCCATCCACAGCGCCACGAACCGGTCGGCGTGGTCGCCGATGAACTCAGCGTCGATGGCGCCGGTCTGGTCGTGCGCCAGCTGGTCGGCGATCGGCTGGGTCAGCGCGTCAATGGCGGTGATGACGTCCTGGTGGGCGTCGTAGCTCTTCCCGACGCGCTGCTCGTCCACGTCCTCGTGGACGGCGAGGAAACTCATGGCCTGGTCGGCCCACTTGAGCAGGCCACCCTGCTTGATGTCGAAACCGAGGTGGTTGGTGGCCTGGTCCTCCAGCTCGTGGGCCTCGTCGATGATCAGGCCGTCGTAGTCACCGAGGAGGGCGTGGATCCGGGGGCCTTCGCCGTCGTCTCCGGCGGTCTCCCGGGCGATCTTGGTGTCGGTGAGCAGGACGGCCAGGTTGGTCGCGACGATGTCGGCGCCCATGGCGGCGTCCTTGTGCCGCAGGCCGAAGCACTGCTCGGCGAAGCCGCACTTCGAGCGACCGGGGCACTCGTCGCTGGAGGCGGACACCAGCGGCCACTCGCGGCGCTGATCGACTGGCGTGGTGACGTCGTCGCGGTCGCCGGTGTGGGAGAGCTGGCCGTTCTCGTCCGACGCGATCTCCTCGCGCAGCGCCTGCAGGTTCTCGATCGCGGGGGTGTCGGCCATCTTGGCCAGGCAGATGAAGTTCCCGATGCCCTTGAGCGGAGCCCAGGTGAAGTCGATGCCGACCTCGGCCAGGACCTCCTCCAGCCAGGGGAGATCTTTCTTTGTGTACTGACTCAGGAGGGCGTTGGTCGCGGTGGCGACGACGAACCTCTTGCGGGGCACATCCGGACCCCCGGCGCGACTGGCGAGGATCGCGGCGACGAGGGCGGCGTAGGACTTGCCGGTGCCGGTGCCCGCCTCGGCCAGGAGGTGCATGGGGTCGTGCTCAGTGAGGTCCTGGGTCAGCGTCAGCTCGGTGGCCTGCGCCAAGTGCTCCTGCTGCGGGCGGCGGCGGTAACCCGGGAGGTGCTTCGCGAACAGCTCTTGCAGGGACAAAAAGGTCGCAGGCGGAGCGGACGGCATGGAGGGCCCCTTGAAGGTGGTGATGCTGCTCATGGCGGTGAGCAGGAAGGTCCTGGCGTGAGCGCGACGCTACACAGCGGCCCCGGGCGGAGTCGCGTTTTTGCTCCGGCGGATTT